CGTACATTATACACTCCTATCCAGATAAGCATCATACACAATGTAAAGGCCACTTAGAATGGCCAGGGCACTGAAAATAATATCAATTGTTTCCATCATATCACCCCAAAGTAGTAACAGAACCGTGAGCCAGGTAGCCCCAGATTATCAAACCCGCAAATAGTATCAAAATCGCAATCATCTCAATCTCCAAATCATCTCATCACGGTGCCATTATGGCAGAAAGGGAGGGTTTTGTCAAGCGATATTTTTTGTTATGAAAGTGATAACTCCCGAGCAGGGTACAGGATCTGGCCATCGAATTCTAGCTGGGATCGCTCAAACTCGGTCAAGTAATCATCAGGCACCACCTCCCAGTCAAGGATATGCTCACGGAAGTAATCGTTATCAATTTCAATCTGACTACGGAGCGCCACGACAACCCCTGTGGTCTTATCGAAGTCCTTAAAATTCTTTACCACATAATCACCACCGCCCTTTGGTTTCCAGTACGCATCAGCTCCAGTACCAATGGTGCCATCTTCCCGCCAGGCGTAATTCTCCCAAATTTGAGTAGTGATTAGCAGTTTCATATTAGGCTCCCAGGGCCATCACAGTAACAGGACCTGCCTTACGTGCAGCCTTTCGAGCCGCAGCACCAACCTTCGGTGCCTTTAGAGCCGCAAGTTTCGCTTCCATCTTAGCGATTCGCTCTGCTTTTTTGACCTCACGAGCAGCCGCTTTCTCCACTCGAGCCTTAGCCTTTAGCTCCTTCGTTAGAGCCTTCGACAATTTTCGATTAGCCATATCAGCCTTAATGGACTCACGGAGAGCCTTGACAGTTTCACGTTTTTGAGCAAGGGTCAGACCCTCAACAGAAGCACAAGCAAAAGTAAACATTTTATTAACTCCTCATCAATTCATCACAAAACCAATTATACACAAATAGGCAGGAATGTCAAGCGTTATGTGGTTCGCTCACCAGGGCTTACATAACCTCGACCTCGCACAGTACCACGCCGTTCAGGCCGATTATAGAGAGCCTTATCAAGATTGAAAGTTTTCTCTCCCTTGCGAGGTTTTGCAGGTTCGATAACAGCCACATTCTTAAAATCTTTGTAAGCCGCCTCTAGTTGTTCTTTTGTAAACATCTTGTCCTCCTGATAATTTTCTATGGTTCCATTATACAGAAAATGCGGTAAAAGTCAAGGCCCGCTGTTGTATAAAAACTACAGACAGGCCTTGGGTTTTAGTATAGAATGGAGGGCGGAAGAGGGAGGGTGGATCACCAGTCCTCGGCCTTATCGTAATTAGTATAATCGTATAGGTCGGGAGGTAATTCGGGTATATCGACGGCGAATTGGTCTATTGTTACTGGTGGCTCTTCGCCTCGCTTATCGGCATTTACTCGGCGATTATTCACAGTGGCCAGGGCAATACCTTCGGGTGTTTTATAGTATTCTCTGAGTCCTCTGGAGATTTTGTTTTTTGTTTCGTTGGTATAAGTCCTGGAGGTATTTGAGCATGCCTGGGAGCAATATAAGCCCTTTTTCCGGTGTTTTCCACCGCAGGCCGGACAATCCTTCTCCCTATACACTCCTGGCAATCTTATACTCCCATTCGGTTACTACCACTTTTTACCACTTTTCTCCACTATTTCACACACTAGGTTTATCATACCTTCGGCCATATTGTGTATGGTGTCCTTGTGGTTCTACACTTGGATACTTTATATTGCTCTCTATAGGTAATCCAAATCGTTGGCGTATATTCTTTTTATCGGCCTGAGCACCACAGCAGTTTATACATTCTTGGATGAGTAACTCGGCCAGCATTTCCATACGGTGTTGGCAATCCTCACTGATATATTGGTGGAGGCCATGTTTAATCATCAGAGCTTTAATTTGTTCGTTCATTCTAACAATGTCCTATTCTGAATGTCCCAAAATCTTTGTGTGGCTTCTTTGGCAAAATCAAGTGAAATGTATTGCCCTAGGTGTTTTTCATCTTGAACGGTAAAACTGTATTCGCCAATGTAGACTAGGGATATCCATACTTCTTGGAGTGCTATCTTGCTTACGGCACCTACGATTCTGCCTGTGGCTACATTATGATAATAGTGTTTTTCGCCAAATCGTTCCCACTTGTATTCATTCATATTTTCTACATTCAGCAATTAATTGTGATTTCACATGATTAAATCGTTTGGTCCATTTCTCCTGTTCGGCGATACATTCTTTTTCAGTAGAGAAATTGGTGTGTATGACAAAATTGGTTGGCACACTGAGCCAAAAAACTAGAGCCCAGGTCATTGTTTGTCCTCATGGCAAACGGGTACATTTTTCCACTCTGACCAAACTAGGTGTTTAAAATAGAGGCCGTTGTTCACCGGATCTGGATCTTCTTTTACTCGGTACTGCAAGACTGCCTTCCCGTCTGATTTTGCTAGTAGTCTCATCTCGAACATATTCATATTCCTCAATTAGAACCATTATAAACATAAAACCAAAGCCAGCGAGGCAAATGCCAAGTATATCACCTCTTGATATGGCAAAGGTCATGGTTGCCCACCAGAACAAAAAATTAATGTGCATCATACTCTATCCTTCTTTTTTACGGCATCTTTGAGCATTGATCGAACAATTAACACCACTCGATTCTTTTCACGCTCACTTAGTATCTTGACCAAGTTTAGTTTATCATCATAACTATTGGCACCCTCCAAAAACTCTTTTGGAACGGCCATCTTTTTTTTCTTAGGTTTGTATTTACTTAGCTGTGACTTTACATCTTCGTTATCATCGGACATTATTTTTCCTTAGGTGATCCAATCTGTATCTTTTCATCGACACAATAACCACCCTTGAAAACATAAACGCCAGAATCAATTCTTATTTGCTGGTAAACCTCATTATCTACACATTTATATGGATCACGGTAAGAGGTGGCGAAATAGTATACAGCATAGCCTATGACCGCCAGAACCATTAAGATTGGAAGGTATTTCAGATACTTTGCAACCATTGGTAATGATTCTAGTATCTGGGGTAAAAACTTTAATAGGTTATTCATACCTATTATTTAACCTTTTAGTGTAGTGGCTGAGCGTTTTTTTGTATCGTATCTTTTGCTTTATCGAGAACCAATGAAAATTCTTTTTGGCTACCAACAAACTCATTTGCCACAACAAGGCGGGCTAAAACGTAGGCTGACATGGTCAATGGGTGCATTTCATATTTCATTGCAATTGTGGCCAAGGCCTCATCAATATCAAAGACCATATCTTTGAATTCAGTATCGCTCATTATCAGCCCTTTTGATTCATTCGAAGCAACCGCACTTGCTCATCGGGTGTTACAAATATTCTAGCACGAATGGTTGTTTCCATACTAGCGTAATCTTGCTGTTTGGTGAATTCAATATAATGGCCATTCATCAATTCTCTTACTAATTTTGTAATCAATCGATTTTTCAGTTCAATGTCATCCATTTGTATGGCTTCATTGGCATCAATAGACATTTGAGCCGTGACCATTTGGCCTTTGATTAAATCAAGTGAAGCATTTGTCACATTGCCATTAATACTGCCGACACCACGTACACTGTTGCCAACACCAGAATTCCAACGCATCACTGAGGCATGGTCAACCACTGGAGGATAATCTTTCTTTACATCATCAATCAAAACATCTACACTTTTCAATTCACTCATCACCAATCCTTAAACATTTGCATAATGTTTCCAATAATGTTTAATTTTACTATAGCCAAAATCAAATATGCGGCAATGAAGCCGCATAAAAACCAATCAAACTTGTTCATAATTTTCTTTTTCTAATTCTTCTACCATTTTCATTATTAATATTGCCGCCCGCTCACACAATGGTTCAGGGTGTCCATAAGTGGATAGTTCTTCCGCTAGTAGTTTAGCATCTTTTAATTCATTTTTTGTAAATCTCAGTCTCATATGCACTCACGATCCTGTTTCTCAATTCGGTAGATGAAAACTTGTGGGTTCTTTTATTGAAGTGTATTTCCATTGGCAAATCATTACCCGTGAAAAACTTATCTTTGTACTCTTCGCCGATAATTCTAACATCTATATTATAGGCTTTGAGTATTTGGAGTAAATCGTCCTCTGACTCGTAAACCACAATTTCATCAACATATTTTACGGCAGATAATTGAATGAACCTTTCGGTCACACTTTGAATTGGTTTATTTTTGGTTGTTCTATCTATTGTTGGATCGGTTTGTAATCCCACAATAAGATAATCACATTGGTCTTTTGCTTCTTTGAGCATTAGAACATGGCCGGCATGAAGTAAATCAAAACATGAACAAGTAAATCCCACTCGCATAATAAACTCCTTTAATTGTTTGGCTTATATATCTGATGGCCCAAAATGCCTTTGATAAAAGGCTCTTTTGTTTCTTTATAGTACAGGGTGTTCAGCTGAAACTCTTTTTCCACTTTATTGGGATAATTTTTAAAATTATCTATAATTGGCTGAAATGGATTATATGTGCTGAGCATATTGTGGGTTCAATTCTACAACATGATTAATGAAATTGATGGCCTCTATTTCAGATTCAAATTGGCGTATAATTGTTTGCCCAGTATAGGTTGAAACAAAGAATATTAAAATGTGGTCGTTATTGAATATGGAAAACTTTACAAGCCAACCATTTCTTTCGATTGGATTCCACGATTGAATTTTTGATGCCGCATTTAAATATTCTTTAGACACGGCTTTTGATATTGGTTTTTTCATATGCCTCAGATCCCTCCAAGGCATATGTATGATTAATTGGATTTTGGTGAAACACTTTCGATAGCATGTTTTGCTAAGGTAGTATTGATTTTAACCATTGATTTTGCAAAAGTGGTTTGTGCATCGATGAAGTCTGAAGCAATTTTGCTTAGAGTTTTATCGGTGAAGATTTCATTTGAAATGTTTTTCTTCGTGTTTTGTAGGACATCGATGAAAGCATCTGGTGTCATAAGGTAGTTTTTGTACATATCTTGAAACATAATTTTCTCCTGTAGGTTAGACAGCCCCATTAGGCACTGTCCTTCTATTTAGTAGTTTTGTTGCTTTGCACAATAGTTTTTAGGTGATCTTTTCTTATCTTCGCCGAGACCCAATCATTGTACCACATATCAGATTCTAGAACCCTTCGGTCCATTTGTTCTCTTAATTCAAAATAAGAGCATTCAGATTTGGTTTTACAGAGGTGGAGAATTGTTCTGCGGAAGTTATGTTCGCCTAGTTCGGCCACTTCTCTTTTGAGTGTTTCGTTGGAACCCCAATAGGTTTCCCAGTCAGAAACTTTTCGTATTTTTCTTTTCTTGCCGTTGACCTGCTTTGTGCCAGCTTTACTAAAGTATTTGCGTCCAATATATTTTCTACCTGTGATAAGGTTTTCTATCAAATAAACAAAACCAAAATGTGTGCCGCTTTCTTCAAACGGCACACCGTCATAATACCATGTCATAATTAATCATCTTCATCATCATATTCTTCGGATTCTAATATGTAGGCGCTGCAAAACGGACAATGAATTGGATCACTTTCGCATACATCTTCATTGTATTTAATTGTAAATTCTGATCCACATTCATCACATAAATGGTGTATGGTAGCCATTAGTTACACCATGACTGCTTTGCTTCACCATAGTATTCACGAGCGAAACCATTTTGAATCAACATGGCTCGTAGACTTTGGCCATCTAGAATAATATCTCCTAAAACCCGACCACCAAACTTGTCCCAACCATATAGAACGAATTGTCTTTTAGTTGATTTAGCGACAGCATTAGTGGTAAATTTAGATGCGAGTAGCCCTCTTTCATTTTCTTGTGGGCACTGAGCACGATGGCCTTTTTCTGGAGTATCAACACCATATACACGAACAGCAAGCTCTTGTTTTAATGGTGGTGGTAAAAATGGTGCAGAAACAACTACCGTGTCACCATCACTTACACGGAGAATTTGAGCATCATACATGACACCTTGTGGTGTTTTAGCCAAGGCCATATTGACCAAAGGAAAATACATCAAAAATGCTGCCATAGCGGCAAGCATGATATAATATTTTTTTACATTCATTTTAATTCCTTTCGAGTTATTATACAGATTCTTTACACACCAAATTGAGTATGTCGAAACGTGTGGTATTTGGCACATTCAGAGGAACAACATGTGTATTGACTTCGTAGGTATTCCTAAAAATTATTTTATTAGTCTCATCAACATACATGTCCATGAGCAACATCAATTTTTGTTTACCGCAGTGTAGTGAACCGTAAACATATAATGCTTTCACAGGAACATCTGTGCCGTACATTTTCTCTGGAACGTGATATGGGACAAAAGCATGAAAACTAACCACTTCACCTTTTGTGCCTAGCATACCTTTCTCAATGTATATATCATAGTCATCGGACTTGACTACGAAATGCCAGTCGTTTTGATTATGAATAATTACATCATCTTTGGTAATATTCAGCGTGTATTCTTTCTGGCTGGCATAAGAGGAAGAGATGAGGAATAATGCCATGATAAAAGAAAATAGATGTTTCATAATGCCCCCCCTATGTTAGGCGTAAACATCTATTTAGACTAGTTCCAGTATTTGGTCCCGTCTAATCTATCCCAGTATTCTTTGTTATTACGATTTATGAAGTTTTTGATGAGATATGCTGCCATGCCAAAGTAACCCATCTTTTTGAATCTGCGGGAATCTTGTCCAAAGTAGTGGTTGATAATCTCGAACTTTTCGGGACTGTACATTCTTGAGAGAAAGAAATCTTCTGAGGTGGTATAGTTCTCAGGAAAACCACCATATTCTTCAAACTTATCTCTTCGTGTTAGCATAAATGCACCTACGGCAAATGGACTATATCTTTTGAGAATATTGTTTATAAAGTTAAACATCATAAATCCAAAACTTGCTCTCAAGTCCTTATCATAACAGTATATTTTAGCACCAACCAAATCCAAATCGTTGAATTCTAATTCATCAACAGCATCTCGAATCACATACTTATCTTGAAAACGAACGTCGGCATCTATAAACAAAATATAAGGAGTGGTAACTAATTTAGCACCATTATTTCTAGCAATTGATACGGGACCACCCTCAATGATTTCGATATTCAAAGATTCACTATTATCTTTTATAACTTGTCGGGTATTGTCTGTAGAACAATCGGCAATAATGATTCTAGTTTTGCCGATTTTTTGTAGTTTGAGTGATGTGAGTAAATGAGGGATATACTCTTCTTCATTCTTGCAGGGTATTACAATCGTGATTTTATCGCTAAGTCCTATCATTTTTTCACACACTTTCCTTCTATTTTGAATGAATCAAACTTCAACCAGTAATTCATGCTTTGTAAACTTTTCTCGCAGGTAATTTGATCAGGATATTCCAGAGTTATTTTTCCTGGTATGTCCTTTGGATCGTTTAGGTGCACCGCTATCAATATCATCAACCACATTGTCGCTCTCCTGTGTCCATGTTACTATTTCCCATCGACCATCATGATGCTCAACTAATGCTGTCAACGATTCAACCCAATCACCATCATTCATATAAGTTACACCATCTATTTCTTTAATTTCTGCATGATGTATGTGACCACAGATCACGCCATCGTATCCTTTTTTCTTGCAATAACCTGCTAGATTTTTTTCAAATTGAAAGATAAAATCTACGGCTTTTTTTACCCTGTGCTTGAGAAAACGACTAAGGCTAAAATAACCAATACCAATTCTATGTAAGATCCAATTAAATTTATTATTAACTGATAAGATGCAATCATACGCTCTGTCTCCTAAAAATGATAGCCATGGTGCTAATCTTGTGATACCATCAAACAAATCTCCATGAATCACCAAATAATGTTTACCATCAGCACCGATATGCTCACATTGATTAACCATTTCTAACATACCAAAACTTAGATTGTATTGAAGAAATGGTCGGAGAAATTCGTCATGATTACCTAAAACGTATACTACACGTGTTCCCTTTTTAGCATGACCTAAAACACGACGAACGACATTTGTGTGGCTTTGTTTCCAACGCCACTTGTTTTGTTTTATTTTCCAACCATCAATGATATCACCAACGAGATACAATGTATCACAAGTATTGTGTTTGAGAAAATTATTAAGAGCTTCAGCCTTGCAATCTTTTGTGCCAAGGTGAACGTCTGAAATAAAGATACTGCGATATGTTTTGTCCATAAGGGTTCTGGTTACGGGCTCCAGAGTCACCTGATTATTGTGACCGATTTTTAAGGGTTACTTAGAAACTTAGTTGACTTCTAAACAATACTGCTTTGTCGCCATTTACACGTGCGCCTGAACTACCGACTAGTGCATCAAATTTAGTGTCAACATAATTTATCATGAATCTAAGATTGTCGTTTACAAACCATGTCAATCCATATGTCATAGCAACTGCACGATTTGTTTTACCAGCTACAACTGTGATATTGCTGGCATCAAACTCACTGGCACGAACTCCAATTTGCCATGCACCGTTGCCACCTTTACCTACAGGATTATTTGGTTTGATCCAGTTGAACGCACCATCTTTGTAGGCATGATTTTCACCTGTAATATTATAAAGTGCTTGTACATAGTAACCTTTGATTTTTTGGTCATTACCTGTCGTAGGATCATATGTAAAATCAAAGTATTCACCTTGTACTTTTGCACCTTTGTATGCCAATGCTGCTTCAAGACCTGCACGTGTTCTTTCAGTAGAACCACTCAATGCAGGACCAACAAACCAACTGCTCTGTGTCCTTGCTTCAGTGCGACCACTTGATGGCGTTACACCACTCTTGATTGTACCAATGCTATAAGCCGCACCCAAGTGAGCAACAACTTCTTTATTACCAGCAAGTTCAGCTAGATTGGTGGTAACACGACCAATGTAATCAAAGTTATCATTGATAGCATCTTTGTTACCACGACCACGGCTAACTGCCAATTGATAAGTTAGACCCGACACAGGAACACCATGCAACATAAAGCCAGTTTCTTTTGCAGGAATCAATTCACTGTCATTCTGCCCAATCAAACTACGCTCCATGAAATCAATATTGTTTGAACTGGTCATTTGTTCAAGACTGAATGGCATTTTGAATAGTCCAAACTGAAATTGCATTTCAGGATTAGCGGCATAGTTTACCCACATCTCATCCATTGTACTCGAACTTGATGAAGCACCAACATCATTACCAAAGTTTGCAAGCAATTGATACTTGAAGTCTTTATTGAACTGACCACGCACACCAAATCTAGCACGGCGAACTTCTGCTAGGTTCTGATACGAATCCGTGGTTTGACCGACACCGTAATCTGGTGTGTAGTGTCGATAGTCCATATGTAATCGACCTGTAAATTGGGCAGTCGTGTTACCATCTTTGGATTTGAGTCCAAGTCCGTTTTCTGTGACTGCTCCATCGTTTGCTCTTGCTTGTCTATACTTGACTGAATCGCTAACGTCTTTGTCGATTCTTCTTTCAGCAAACTTTTTGTTTTCTTCTTTTTCTTCATATGCTTTGAGTTTATCTTCATATTCTTGTTGAGTGATTACATTCTTCTCTCTCAGAATATTCAGTGTGTCTTTATACTCATCAGCATATGCTGGAATCACTGCTGCTAAAGCAACTACAATAGAAAGTTTTTTTAATAATTTCACGATATATCCTTATTTCCAAATTGGGTTGTTATCTGGTCCACGGAAGTCTTTCTTCCAATTTTCTTGTACTAACTTGATTACATCGGCAGGCATATGAACATATTCCAATTCTGTTGACATTTGGCCACCATTCTTGTATGACCAGTCAAAGAATTTGAGAACTGCACGACCTGTTAATGTATCTGCTTGTTGTTTGTGCATCAGAATAAAACTTGCACCTGTTGCTGGCCATGCATCTTTACCTGTCTGCCATGTAAGCAACAAATACATTCCTGGTGCATTGTTCCAATCGGCGTTTGTTGCTGCTGCTTTGAATGTGGAATCATCAGGCAATACAAAAACACCATCACGATTCTTCAACGAAGCAAATGCAATTTTATTCTTTTTAGCATATGCATACTCAACATAACCAAATGCACCTTTGACACGTTGAACATTGGCTGCAACGCCTTCATTACCTTTGCCGCCTACACCAGTTGGCCATTTTACTGCTGTGCCTTCACCAACAGTTTTCGCAAACTCAGCATTTGCTTTGCCCAAGAAATTTGTCCAGATGAATGTAGTACCCGAACCATCTGCACGATGAACTACAGTGATGTTCATGGCAGGAAGATTCAAACCAGGATTCAAATCAGTAAGTGCTTTGTCATTCCACTTTGTAATCTTACCAAGATGAATGTTTGCAATAATTTCTGGTGTCAGTTTCAATTGTCCTGGAGCAATACCATCAAGATTGAATACTGGTACAACACCACCAATGATTGCTGGAAATTGAACAAGACCTTCTTTATCCAATTCTTCTTTCTTGAGTGGCATATCACTTGCACCAAAGTCAACTGTTTTTGCCTTGATTTGACGAATACCACCGCCACTACCAATTGATTGATAATTTAGACCAATGCCAGTTTGTGCTTTATATGCTTCAGCCCACTTTGCATAGATTGGAAATGGAAAAGTCGCACCAGCGCCAGTGAATTCTGCTGCTGATACGACTGAAGATACTGCTAATAGAATAGATGCTAAAAACTTCTTCATGTTATCTCCTATGGTTAGACTACTAAAATTATTCTAGTGTAACGGAACCGTCACAATTTGGAATTTTTTTTAATAGTCCGACCATCGAAGATAATCAGACTTTATATTTAGTATTACGCTGCTTTACCCCAAACTTCTTCCCAATTACCAGTCAATGCACCTTTGGCATAATCTGTAGCTCTGTTCTCAAAGAAATTCGTATGAGTTGGAGCATTAATCATCTCCTCAACCCACGGTAAAGGATTTTTCTTTACCTTGAAAATCCCTTTAAGACCAAGAGAAATAAGACGGCGGTCAGCAATATAGCGAATATAACGCTTAACATCTTCTGCATCTAGATTCTCCATAGAACCCATTTGGAATGCTAAATCGATGAATTTATCTTCAAGTTCAACCATTTTCTCAGCAATGGTATAAATTCTAGATTTTAATTCATCGTTCCAAATTTCTTTATTTTCCTCTATGTAGGTTCTGAATAATTTAATCATTGATTCAGCATGCTGTGTTTCATCAACGATAGACCAAGTAACAATTTGGCCCATACCTTTCATTTTCCCATGCCTAGGGAAGTTAAGTAACATGATAAAGGAACTGAATAATTGCATCCCTTCGGTGAAAGCAGAGAATACTGCAATATGAGTAGCAGTAGAAGCAACATCGCCATTCTGTGCGCTAAGATCAAGTACGTAATCATGTTTGTCTCTCATCGCCTGATATTCTAAGAATTGATTATACATTGCATCAGGCAGACCCAATGTTTCAATAAGGTGTGAGTAAGCAGCAATGTGTAATGCTTCACGAGCAGCAAAGCCTAGAAGCATCATACGAACTTCTGGTTGTGGAAAATATGGTAAATAGTTTTTGACATAACCACCAGCAACATCGATATCACCTTGTGTAAAGAAACGGAAAATATGAGTAAGAAATTGTTTTTCTTCTGTCGTTAATTTATTTTTCCAATCTTTTACATCTTCAGCCATAGGAACTTCCGTGTGAAGCCAGTGACTTTGTTCATGTTTCAACCAAGATTCATAGGCCCAAGGATAGTGAAAAGGTTTATACGATGATCTTTCATCTGTTAGTTTGCTAGCGGTTTTTTTAGTCATCTCCGTTTATCCATTCCTTTATTTGTGTTGGTGTCATTACACCAGTTTTTCTTTTAATTACATTGTTTGATTCATCTACCATTACTAAAGTGGGAATATTTCTTATTCCGTATTCCATGGCAATATCTGGATTTTTATCGATATCAATCACTTCAATCGATACGCCACTTGTATCGGTTTGGCCTAAGTTTGCGGCCATACTTTTACAAGGTCCGCACCAGTCTGCGGTGAATCTAATAATTTTTTTCATATCATTCCTCATACATGACGGTATTTGTGTCGCCTAATGCCCATTTTGGATTTTGTTCTACAACATATTTCTTTGTGCAAACTTTAAAGTCTGGAAACTTCAATTGTTTAGGATTACTTGCTGCATCTAAAAACAGGCAACGATTATTTGGCTGTGCAGCAAATTGACCGTTATCTAGTTCAATGAAATTGAAACTTTTATGATCTTCTGGCCATTCAGCATAACTTGTATCAATAATATTCAAATCTGGCGCTGAATGGTCTACCGTAAACAAGTAATTGCCTTGATAGAACTGTTTATCTTTAGCATAAAACTTTGCTGTTAGATTTCTCAGAAAGGCTTTTTGTATTACAGTAAAGTCATAACTGAAACAATCCCAAATCTGTAACGTATCTAGAGGTAAAAACTTCTTAGGGTCAAGATTCTCTGAGCGTGATACAAACGCATGGAGAGGTAGTTTGTCATAAATTGCGCCATAGTTTGGTAAGTATGCCTCTATTCTAAATGCTTGACCACGGATGCTTTTAAGTGTCACCCATATACAAGGCTCATAATCTCCATGACCTTTCTCAAAATCATAAAGAAACTCTTTGCGTATATAACAGTGTACTGGTGGTATGTTTGCAACTAAATGTGCCATTTATTTTTCCATTAGTTTGTTCACGAATTCTTTTAACATAACATGATGCCGGCCTTCATGCCAATGTCTGTGTAGATAAGGTTTGTTGTACCAAAATTCTTCCGCTTCTAAATGTGGACCTATTAATCCTATTCTACCTTGAATGATCGCTGCTGCATCACCATTCGAGTATCTGGCGACAACATCGTAGTATTCTGGATTTCCGACAAATGCAGTTCCATCATAAAAGAAGAATCTGTCTGGTACGCCATTCCAGTCACATTCAATTGCTTTGGAGTATGATCGCCTTGTGCAAGTATTCGGTCGTTTGATGTATTGGACGGCGTTTGCTCCGTACAGAAGATTAAAATAATCAGGCCCAGCCCAATAGGCACCCATACAGATACCAAGATATCTTCCACCATTTTTGATGTAGTCGGTGATAAGACGCCCATGAGACTTGAAATATGTGTCATAAGAATCAACATCACCGACCCCGCCAGGAAAACATACGAGGTCGACAGAATTAAAAAAGTCGTTTTCGATTTCATGTTTAGTAAATAATTTATAGGTGTAATCTGAGCCAAGTGCTTTGATTATACCATTGCACGATTGAACTGAACATCTAGGATGTTGAACAAATAGAGCAATGGTGGGCATTTTAACCTTCGCAGGCTAAACAAACTTCTTCGGTTGCTAAGGCTTTCAGGTCAATTTCTTCGATTACTTTTCTTTCGATTCTTTTCGAAACTTTATCCGCTTTCGCCAGTTTCTCTGAGCGGCAATAGTAAAGCGTTTTAAGACCTTGTTTCCAAGCTTGAAAATGAACGGCATGTAGGTATTTGATATTTACATCAGGTCTAAAAAAGAGGTTAATGGATTGCGCCTGGTCAATGTAACTTTGTCTGTTAGCGGCGTGGTCCACAACCCATCGTTGGTCAATCTCCATACTAGTTTTGAACACATTTTTTGTCCATTCATCCAAGAATTCCAAATGCTGAACGGAACCATCGTTTGCAATGATACTTGACCAGACTTCTTGGTAATCCAGTGATTTGCCTGCATCACATTTCTCCTGAATAATTTTATCAAGATATTTATTTTTGTTTAAGTGTGCTCCAGAAAGAGTATCTTGGCGATAGGCATTTGCACGATAAGGCTCAACAGAAGGGCTAGTGTTGCCCATGATAATGCTGCTAGAAGCATTAGGAGCAATGGCCATAAGATGGCTGAAGCGTAAACCGGTGCCCTTAGCATCCGGTGCTTCGCCTCGTTCACTGCCAAGTTTAACATTCGCTTCATTTAATTTCTCTCTGATATTTTTGAACATCTTGTTGTTTACACCCGTTGCTAACGCCGACTCAAACGGTATGTTATGTTTTTGTAGATAAGCATGAAAACCAAGAGCCCCCACACCGATGCTGCGCTCTTGCTGAGCAGAGTACCTGGCTCTAGAAATGTAATCAGGAGCGTTGTCAATAAAGTGCTGAAGTACATTATCCAGCATCTCGGCCACGTCCCGAAGAAAAAGTTCATTATCTTTCCACTCATCATAATACTCCAAATTTACAGACGAAAGACAGCAAACTGCGGTTCGCTCTTTATCTGTAGGTAAAATAATCTCACTGCACAGATTTGATTGCTTGATGCTCAGACCTTTTTTCTTTTGAAACTCTGGCATCATACGATTACTTGTATCGATAAAATGAATGTATGGTTCGCCAGTTTGCATACGAATGTCAAGAATTCTTTGCCATAGTTCTTTAGCAGAAACCACTTCACGAACTTCATCGTTATGTGGATCAATCAGTTCCCAATCATCATTAGCATTTGAATCTTCCATGCAAGTTTGAATTAATTGCATGAATTTATCTGTGATATTAATTCCGTGATGTAAATTCAAACAACGAAGATTGGGGTCACCCGTGGGCTTTCTCATTTCCAAAAATAAAAGAATATCAGGATGAGATATGTCAAGGTAGGTAGCATAAGAGCCACGGCGTGTTCGGCCTTGTCTGTAGGCCAATGATGAAGCATCGTAAGTACGTAAGTGAGGCATAATGCCAACGGACTTATCATCAGCAGAACGAATACCCAATCCAATTCCAACGCCGCCTCCTAACATTGATAACCAGTTTACTTCCGACAAAGTATCGACCAAACCTTCCGCACTATCATCAAGATAAGGGAGAAAACAAGAGATAGGAAGACCACGCTTACTGCGGCCAAAACTAAGAATAGGAGTAGAATAAGAAAGCCAATGCTTAGAACTATAGTTATACAGGCGTTGAGCGTGTTCAATATCAGAGCTAAAAGCTTTTGAAACATATGCAAACCTTTCTTGAGGAGAAACTTCAGTCTCTCTCATATAACTCTCTTTTAATCTTTTAATTCCAAGTTCATCGAATAAACTATCTCTCGAATAATCTACTACAATTCCGTTTACGATATCTTCCATTAATTCTGCTCCAGTTTTATTATTGATTTTCTACAAATTCGTTCGCCATAGGAAATACTTTGGCGATTACTTCTGCACATTTACGTGCAACTTCCATGTGTTCTTTCTGTGTGCCGTTTGCGGAACGGAGTTGTATGTAGTGGATCCAACTACGCAAGGTTCCATTCATGTACAAACGTGATTTGGTCAAGCCTTCAGGTAAAACTGCTCTGGCTTGTTCTTTGGCGATACCATTATCAATAGCCCATTTATAGGCTTGTTTAACCCTTAGAAGAACCGAAGCTTGTTCTTCTTCCCATCTTTCTTGTAAATAATCATCATCTATTTCAATACTGTTCTGACGATTCTTCGTATCTTGTAGTCTTGCTTCACGATAAACAAATGTATCATCCAATTCAGCAGTTGGGTCAGCATAGCGTTGACTAAACTCCTGAAAAGAAAAAGATCGATGCCTCAATATCTGTCGAGCAATGTCACGGGTCGTTTCAATTTCTAAACACATACTCACCATTTCCAGAGGCGACCAGTGCTGATTTTTAATCAAATAACGAATTAACTTCTCACTTGTTTCCGTGTTCATTTGATTGCTAGGGTTTGACACTCTAGCACAGAAAGATATTAACTCTTGTAAATCCTTTTCAATGCCACCACCTAATGTTCTTGGTATTTGCGAATAACTAATCAAGTACACTTTCATAATTTTTTCCAGAATATAAATTTAGTTTGTGCTTCAAGACCTTTAAAGGTGTTACTACTTATAATATTTTCTATTTCGTCCGGTGAAATACCACTCATGACCATCTCATTAATATCTTTAGCTGCAATTTTATCAGGCCAAATTACTACATTGTGGTCTAAATTGATTGCATCTTGCATCAATTTCACGATTTCTTTATTTCTAGGCTCATTATCAAAGATTAAAAGTTTTCTTTCACATGAAATATTTTTTGCTGTCACAGAGAGATTAGAATCACATGATGCAACACAATTTTTCAAGAATAAGCTATCTATAGGACCTTCAACAATTTTTACGGGTTGATTTAGGTCCAATCTTTCCATACCAAAGATAAGTTTGTGATTACTATCATTGGTACGTAAGGTTACGTATCGTATTTTTTCTTCTGAGGATTCTAATGCACGGCCAGAAACAGCAATAAGTTCATTGTGTTCATCATAGAAGGGAATTATTAGACGAGCATCGTCAATAATTTTTTTGCCATGATTTGGTATGAGGCTATCACAAAACTTCTTATAAGTCGAGGTGAATAAAAGTCTATCGTAAAAACGAGAAGGAATTTTCCTCTTCGTTACATATTCTAGACAAAAATGTCCACTTGGGAGTTTTTCGACCCATTCTGCATGATCGAAACTCTTTGCTCGATCAATCTTTCCAAATCTTGTCGTCGGGACATCAAACGCTTCTGGTGCATATCGTTCTCCTGTATGTCCCGATTTATATTTTTCAAGTGTATATTCTCGATATACAGCTGGGTCGACATGTTTGATGAGATTCGCAAGATTTGTTCCTACCCCACAGTTATGGCATCGGTAATAAAGACCATTGCCTTTTTTATAGACATATCCTCTTGCCTTTAATTTGTTCTTTTGGCTATCGCCACAAATTGGGCAAGAGAAATTCCAGAGATTTGCATCCTTTTGCTTAAAGTTTCTAAGGCGAGCGGATACTAGTTTTATGTATTTAGAGTCAATGTGTAACATAGTTGCATACTATAACACACATTGATGTTCATGTCAAATTATCCAAAAAATTTGCCTAAGAATCCTAGGTTAACATTGGACACTAACCAGGCAAAAACAACGACACCCCCGGCAACCATCCATCTCCATTGGGATAACTTTTTAAGTTCATCATCCTCTTTTCTATTGTGTTCGGTGATATGGTCACGTAATGATTTTATTTCATCCATAATTCTACGCTCAGTCAGCTCTACCTTATCAGATAGCTCACGGCTAATTGTGGTAATTCTGGAGTGAATCTCTTTTATATCCGAATTGGTGCTTTTTTCTCGGTCGTTCATGTCGTTGTAGATTTGGTTGACGATACGATCCTGGTTATCGACAAGTTTCTCGATAACTTTATCCATTTTGTCACATAGTTGAGTTAATGTTGCTACTTGGGTTTTCAGGACACCAACGTCAACCTTCAATTCTACTTCTTTTATTTCTATTGCCATTATTTCTTCTCAGGAATCTTTGTGCCTTCTAGTTTCTTATGCACTTTGATCGTCTTGCAAACTTCCTTTTCTTTTTTAGTTTTGTTATCAAACTCTTTAACACAAACCTTTTTTTCCTCGGCAGCCCAAACACTTGTTAGTGCTAATACGCCGATCATCATTGCTAGTAAATAATTCATTTTTCTTCCTTTTTAGTAAATTTTTCAGATGCGGTAAAACCTAGGCCTGCAATAACGATATACATCATAGAATCGAAAGTTTGTGACGTAACTTTAGTATTCCAAAAAAGTTCACCGATAAAAGAGGCAGCACAAAGTAAGAAAGCAAACAGTGTTATTGCTCTCTTACTACTGACACTGCCATTATGGCCATCAGCTAATAAACTGAGAAACCATGCTTTCATTTATAGTTCTGGATGCGGTGGTTGTGATGGTGCTGGTTTACCACCAAAACCAGAAAACTCTGAAGCAGCAAATGATGCAAACGGATCAGCCATTGGCATACTCATTGCTCCCATACCTGCCATACCCATTGAACCAAATGAGTTCATTGGTGATGATGGTGGCGGTGGAGGTGGCACATAAGGCTTTGTAGCAGACTCAAGTGCTTTTGCTCTCAACTCTTTATCATCACCCGCCAACATAATACCCGACAATGTACCTGTCAAGAATGTAGCAATAGGAATAATCAATTCAAAAAACTTATTGTCTACTGGACTCATGCCATTCATTGGCTGAGTAACAAAAATAAGACTATAGAGAACAACGAACACGATACCAAAAAGTGTCAGACCCAAAACAATACCAATAAAAAACTTCAAACGAGCATTCAACTCTTCAGTTGTATATCTTTCTCCTGACCATAATTCTCTAATCATCTACATTCTCCTCTGATAGGTGCCGGTATCATGCCATTAGGCTGACCAACTTTATTTTTTTCGTAATGTGTCAAATCTTCAGGGCAAGTTCCGTTTGCACTGCAAAATGGTTTTTTACATTGTTGTGTGTCCCAATTTTCTGGGTCTTGGCAAGGATAACGAAATCGTTCTTCACATGCTACCAACAATGGAAACAATAGAAGTACAAAATATTTCATCAGTGAACTCCTAACACATGAAGAGCATGCTCGTAATGTTTGATACGATCTTCTAGCCCAATGAAACCACCATTGATCTTGCGTGTCATTGTTTTGATGTCGCCTTTATCGGCTTCAACATTCAGTTTGTTTGTTTCCCAGAACCAACATGCTGATTGTGCTGCACCCTCAAATGTTTGTGTATATTCGGCTGCTTCTTCTGGTGTAATCTCAAGTGATGCTGCAAACCATGTATAGTTCGTTTTGCCGGTCAATTGAATCAGACCACGACCACGGTATTTCCAACCATCGCCCGATGCTTCATTACCATTACCCATTCGGTCGGCATAGATTTTGTTTGCAATCTTTTCTGGTTTCTTTTCGTAAGCCTTTGCAGTAGCCATATCTTTGAAGTATTTTGGAAATACTTTCAAAAGACTCTCTGCTTTGTAGTTTAGATTCTCTGTCAGAAAAACAAAACCACCAGACTCATGGGCGCACTGAGCAATAAATGCCGCAATGCGTTGTGGTGTATTGATTTCATAATCGGGCAACAATTGACTCAGTGCTTTGTGCCACTGGTCAATGTAAGGATTCTTTGGAAGTAATTCTTTTAGTTGTTCTTTTGTCAATTCCATATTATTCCTTTACAAATAACGATTTTATTTTTGTTTGAATATCTTTAGCATATTGTGGTTGAGGAAAATTCCATCCTATGAAGGCACCAACTAAAATCCAAAATAGAGTTTCTAGCATGTTCTCTCCTTATTTTACAGACTCAAATATCTTTTTTTGTTTTACATGCCAATCATTCCACTGTTCAACTTTCACAGCACACTCATGATATAAAGTATAGTTTTCAACTACAGTTTTATGTAAATCTACAATTGAAACTGAATCTGATTCAATCTTATTCAAAGGTGGACATTTTTCAGTCAATGATTTAGGTGCATCTGGAAACTTTGCTGTTACTGGTACAAGTGTTGAACAACCCGTAAGTAAAGCTAATGATAGAATTGCAAATAGTTTCATTTTAACTCAGCCGCTTTGTTATGTTCTTCTACGATAATTTTTGGTACTGGACAATTCTTGATTGAATCTAATAGTTCTTTTTGTTTTGCTTCAAAAACTGCTCTTTCTTCAGCAGTCATATCTTTGACAATCTCTACAGTTCTACCTTCAACAAGACGATTGATATATTCAACTCTTGTCTTGCCTTTTTCACGAATGAGTTTTGTTTTCTCAAGTGTTTTTGCTTCTATCTCTTTGTTGGCCAATTGTGCTTGCTCTTCAGCCTTTTTTACCTTGGCTTGCATTTCTTCTACTCTTTGGCGCCACTCTTCTTCTACGTCAAGGCCACCTTTCAAGTATAACCCTACGCAGAATAAAGCAATAGAAATATATTTGATGGGAGTTAGGTAAGAACTGATAACTGGTATCTTGCTCCCAAAGAAACCCAGTACAATACCAATAACACTACCGATTAGTGTAGCATTAATAATGAATTCTAAAAACCCTGTAGGTAGAAAACTAAGAAGCCACATTTGATTTTCTCTTTATGAATGAAATGAATGTTGCTGTCTTGCGTTTCTTGACACCAGGTTCACCTTGTGGACCAACGCCAAGACCTGCAATTTGCCCACCAGAAACATTGTTTACTGGAGAACCACCTACCATACCATCACTTTCAATGACTGGTTTTGACTTTGTTTTGTTTTCCATCTGCCTTAACTTTCTATGGTACAACTCATTTAATGTTTCTTAAAGCCTCTGCTATTCTCATATCAACAGGTATCGTTGACGAAACTATATCATGTCCTTTTATACTTTTAATTTTTTCGGGCATACAACTCAGAAATAACAAATAGGTCTTTAAGGCAGAATAATCTTCCTTGGACATTTTGAAGAATAGGAGTCTAGAAGCGACTTCTGGACCGAAAACATTGTAAAGAACAATTAGGTGATTCAATACCAATTGTTCCCTCAATTCGTTCAACTTACGATATCTACGAAATAATCTCTTCAGATAATTAAATCGTTTCATATCATCTTTGAATTCACTCATGATACAATTAGGTTTTTCATAGGCCTTAATTGCATACATCATTACATTCTCATTATTTAAATCATCAAAAAGCATTATATTTCTTCGGTTTCTTCCTCTACGTCAGAAAGGAGTTCATTCATCCTATTTTCATCACCTACTTCCGCAAAAAATTCATAAACAGCATCTTCTTTTAAATAATATAGAATGTAAATTCTCCATTTATCAGTTAAATCTACAGCCAATTCATCGCCTTCTGATTCAAGGTCGTAGAGTGCTGGAAAATCAAGTCCGTATAAATGCAGCACTCTACGAATCCTCTGTATGCCAGATTCGGGAGACAAATAAGGTTCATCCATCTCATAGTATAGGCGACTATTTAAGTTTTCCAAATTTACTTCAGAAATAGACGGAGTTGGAACTGTTTCCATTTCCACTTTATCTCCAGTCATTTTTAAATAGTCTCTAAGATTCATTATTAAGCGTCAGGGAAGTAAGCGTCATCCGAACCATCACCTCTCATAGAACCCATAGCAACAACAGTTTCAGTCATAACACGGTTAGCACGACCACCCATTGTTACTGTGAAAACTGCATTACCTGTATTAGGTCTAGCTGTTGGTGTAGATTCGTAAACACCACCACCTGTCACTGTAACACTGACAATGTGGAATGTGGAGTTTACAGCTACAGTTGCTGTTGCTGGTGTATTGCTTGTACCACCACCAGAGAATACAACAGAACTGTTTACTCCTGTTGCTCCACTGTTAGCAGTGATAGTAACAACAGGGCCTGTTCCTGCTTTTCTGATTACCCAGCCGGCATGCTGAGCTCTTGTTTTTGATGAAGCTGTTCTAGAAACGCCTTGTTCAGTTGTATCTACACCAAACATTCCGATAGCAGCTTTGTCGATGTAAGCTCCCACCTGATTGTTGGCAAAGTATACCTGTGTATTTGGTGTCACTGAGCCGGTGTTTCCACCGTATCCAGTAGTATCACCTTGTTTTGGCGCATTGTTAGCAGCGTCTAAGTTACCCCATAGTGACATGTTTTTTTCTCCTAATCTGTATTTGTTTGATAATGTATTTATACCTCAAACACTTTAATAATTTTTTGTTATAGTTGTTGATAAAACTGGATCTGCTTGAAACTTGTCTGAAGGTTCTTCTTTCTTTTTCTTTGCAGCGTTCTTAACAATCTGCGCTTTTACAGATTGACCGTTTTCTTCATCAACTTTATATTGTCTATCTCTTGGTGATGCCACATGAGAGGCCTTTACCATATGAGGGATGACAGGTCTAAATCTGCCTTTATCACGGTGTTGCTCGTCAATTTTTTCTTTTGTGTCGCCATACTTCTTCATTGGCTCTTTATTTGGCTTGGTCTGATATGTTTCAGATGCTGCAGAACCATAACGGTCAACAGATTCTTCCATAACACTTTGCATATAATTGGAAGCGACTACAATATAATCTTTTGCTAAGGTAATTTTAGATTGTACCCATTCTGGCATGTTCTCATCATCTTCTAACATATCATGTAATTCTTGTGCATTTCGAATGATAGTTTTCAGTTGAGTTTTTGCCATGTCTCCTTCATAATCGTATTCACCTTCATCTTTCTGTTCGCTCACAGATTTCCAACCACCACCCATTTCTTTGTATTTCTTTGCAGCCCAACCGTTCGCATAAGCACTAGGGTAAACATCAAACTTAGCCTTTGCTTGTGCTTTGGCTCTTGCCCATTTTTCTGGAGAAGTTGGAACATTCTTTTCTTCCAAATGTTCCACTTCTTCTTTGACACTATACTTCTTCTTCAGAGAAGATTGATGCGCCATACGTTCACTGTCATCTTTAATATCGTAAGATTTACCCAACTCTTTATAGTAATCGGGATGAGGTAAGCCACTCTTCTTACGAAGTTCTTGCTGTTTACTATGCAATTTTTCAGCTACACCTTCACGTAGCTTTCTAAATCTTAAATTAGGCATAATTAATCCTTTTTAGCCATTTTGGTAGCTGTGGCATACATAACCGACTTAGCACGTTCACCATAACGAGCTTTGAAACCTGATAGTCCTTTCTTCATACCTTTTACATACTTTTCTTTTGTTTCTGCTTCACCCTTTGTCAATGTACGCTCATCAAGTTCAACTTCTTCGGTTTCTGAAATAAAATCATCCGGATCAACATCAGTTTCTTCAGGCATTTCTTTTACGCCCTTAGTTGCTGCTGCAGCAACAGATGGCTGTTTTTTCTTGCCTTCCATTGAAGCCTTCTGATCTTCAAACTCTTTTGTAAATTGCTCATTGTCTGGTTCTTCAACAACCAACATAGAGTTAAGTGCTTTCAGACCACCTTCTTGGTAAGCTTCCAACATTTCAGTCATCTTCATTTTTTTCATGTGGTCTGGATTATCAGAGCCTTTTCCAATCATCCTTTTGCGGCCAGCTGGTTTTGGTGCTTCATACTCGGCATCCTTTTCAGTATGTTTCTTAGTATAAATTGTACCTTTTGAAGATTTTTGTTTTTCGAATTTGCTTGACTCAGCATCTTTCATTCTTTTTGCTGCATCAGCAACAGTTGGAAATGCTTCATCAAGTTCTACTTCTTCTTTGTTGTATTTCTTTTTCAAATATTTGTCCACTTTACGTGCATATTCATCTTTCACTTCCTCTTTCATACCTTTTTTAGCACGAAGGAGTTTGAAGTCGTGTGAATCAATCTTACCATTTTTATTGGCATCAATCTTGTGTTGATTGCCTTTTAGTTCTTCTTGTTGCATGATTTTTGCTGCTGCTTCTGCTACACCTTTCAGTGCTTTGTCATTGAAAATTGACATGTTACTCTCCTATTAGTTTTTGTTATCTTGTGACTTCTTCCCAGTCCATCGAACCATACATGTCGGCACCGTTGGTACTTGCCGAAGCGACTAATGTTAGTTCATATGCTGTGTTTGCAAAACTATTTCTTTCTAATTGAAACTTGAATAATGCTTCTTTGAGAATATCAACCGGTGATATACTTTGAGTGGTTGCACCCGTAAATCCAGATGCTAATATTCTACCACCCGTAACTGATCCACCGTCAAGTTTGTATTCTACAGCAGAATCAGTTCCAGCACTTACCCATGTTCCACCACCCGATGTGTTTGCATTTGATCTTACTTGCCAGTTGTAATATGCATTATTCGTTATACCTAAAATTGATAGTGCGGTTAGAATAACAATCGCATCTAAACGATTCGATTTTAATCGTATTGAAACAACTGGATAATATGTTCCTGCTGTTGGTAAGTCTACTGGCGCAGTAATTGTTGTACCCACTGCTTGCTGTGAACCGTACAATTCATAACCACCCTCAGAAATTACAGTAGAGCAAATCTGACTTAGTGTTGAATTGCTTGCAGTTATTCCAGTATTTTTTATCTCTAATCTTAACGGTAATGATGCCGTTGTCATGTAAGGCACAGTGTTTCTATTATCGTGATGAAATGTGTGTGCCGGTATCAATTTTCCATCTACGACAAAACCGCAACGAACGTCACCAACACCTAACCATTCAACATCCATCCAAAAAATATTTGTTTTGCTTACATCTAATCCGCCTGCGTGTTCTGGTCCGCCAATTTGTGATGAGTAACCTGTACCATCAAACTTATCAACGTTCCAATTTGATTGTGCTACTCTTGTCTCTGTAACTGTGCTTGAAGTGTTTGTTCTCACTATAAGATAATTTGTATTACCATCATTCTCTAAGTAAATGCCATTACTTTGACCAAAATATCCAACTCTTTGACGGACATTTGCTTTTGGTGTGTTCATTGCAAATGTATTCATAACCAACAATGATTTACCTGGTTGGTATGAAAACACTTTTGTTGTTTCACGAATGACTTCAGCATTTGCTGTCGTGCCAACAGTCATGTCAACTGTACTTTGATTTTCTACGAATGTATGTGAACTATTACTTGCTGTGTTTGATGTTACCCATAAACCGTTATCATTAAATCTATGTGAACTATCAAAAAGCGTGAATGGTTGAGTGACACGTAAGCGACCGAACGCATCTGTCAATGTGCCAGATGGTGATAGACGATCAGACATCATATTCACTTCATAACGAGTGAATACTTGTCCTGAATCTATCTTGTTTAAATCGGTCCTAAATTGTGCCATTTAGCAGTTCCACTTTCTCAATGCTTTATTAATACGTGAATCTGGATCACGTGCCGTCTTTGCTGATGTGAGTCTGCGTTTCATGCCACCCATTCTGGCACAAAATGACTTACGACGATTTGCTGCTTTAGAACCAGGCTTCAACTTTGATGGCTTTGTTGTAACAGCCATTGATAACTTTGAACCAGGATTTTCACGGCGATATGATTCAATACCTTTACGATTCAATCCACCCGATTCAGATTTACCTTCTTTACGTTGCCACGCTGCAACTTCATCAAGTTCAACTTCTTCTTTTACACAAGAGCCTTTTGAATATGCTTTTTTACCTGGCGTTTCTTTGTATCCTGGCCAGCATCTCTCATCTAAATGTTGTTTAAATGTTTTCATTTTTATCCTATAAACTTTTTAGATTTAAATGTTTTTAAATCAATGCCTTTTTTCTTTAATTCATCTTCTTTTTGGGCGCCAATACTATAGGTTGTTTCGTCACCAGTTAATTCTTCTAAAGGCTTCTTTAGTGATTTTACTTTTGTAGCCGATCTTCCTAAATTTTCACCCGATGTTGCCATAGAAAGACCTGGTTCAATGTTCTTATCAATTGATTCAACTATTTTTTCTTTCTGCTTCGACCTGATTTCGGAGATGGAGATTTTTCTTCTTGAATCTCCTGAACTGGTTTCTCCACTTTCGGTGGCGAGTATTGTTCCACTCTCTGAGAGAAGTCCTCGTTCGGTGCTCGGGTCGCTCCTTCCAGTCCATGTTTTTCTGGACTCTTCGATCCAATCCCCAATAGTTCTTTTAGAAGCTTCAACATTTTCCTTTTCCTCTTTTAGTTTAACAACATAACCGTTTTTGTGTTTTAGAACTGTCCCTTGTTTTGTGTGAGCTTCTTTTGCAGCTGCTGCCCTTAACATAAAAACTCTAACAGTTCCGTTTTTATCCTTTAACAAATTATGTTTCTTTTCTTCTTGAATATTTGTAATCATGTCATTTGTAATTGTGGTATTTTCCATTTTTTCACCAAATGGCTGCATAGATTTACCAAGAGTTATTAGATCGTTTCTAGAATCTGAAAGAGCGTATTGTTCCGTTGTCTCTACTGGTGAATTAAAGTTATTGAAAAAATCTTTGACTTCTTCTACAGTATCTCCTGTTATGGAAACAGTAATTGATTCAGACAATTTACCTTTTCCAAAATTGGAAACATTTACAGGTTTACCACCTTTACCCGATCTATCTGCAACAGGATCATGGCGGCGCTTAGCAGCAACAGCCGACGCTCTTTCTTTCTTACTTAATTTAGCTCTTTTCTCGTTTGACATACACTTTGGTTTTGCTTCACCGGGTTCTCTAGCACACGGACCAATTGCTTCACCTTTGCTATTGATACGTTTCCAACCACCTTTTGGATGTTTCGGATCAAACCAATTACGCAAATCTTCAGAGATTGGTGATGAACCTGGAGTTGGAAGTTTTGGTTGCTTAGGTTCTTGTTTTGTGACCATGACTAAAGATCCATGTACTGATCGATGAGTTACTTCACCATCTTTACCATATCGACCAAATCCATAGTATTGCAATCCTAGTTTTCTCGCTTCTTCTGCTGCACCGGCATCTGAGTGTGGAACTTTTTCAGCACCATCCTTTGGTATTTCTAAAGTGTCTTTTTTGTCCATCTCATTTGCAACCCAGAATTGTGCTTCTGGTGATTGTGGTGGTGCCGCAGTAAATTCTTTTACCTGTTTAAACAGTTGAAGTAATTCTTGTTTCTTTTCTCTGACAATTTCTGGATCAGCACTTCTTAAATCTTCAGAGTTATCAAACTCCATGTAGTTATTACCAAACGTCTTAGCATATTCTGTGCGAGCATTTTGAACATTGTCCCATTTTTCTTTACGTATGGTTTCTGGTACAGTTCTACCACCTCTTTGGCCACGTTCAATATTTCTTGCTGCAGATATCTCATCTCTTGTGTTTACTAATAACATAGAAGTATCATAACCAAGTTTTTCCAACTCATCTTTAATTTTTTTTGTTTTCTCTACGTCATCACCTGTGCCGTTGATGATAAGACCGTTTCTACCTAGAAGTGCTAGTCTTTGACGGAGTTCAGTAATATTTTTTGCACGACCACGAACTAAATCTCTCTTCTCTGTTTCGGAGGCTGGCATCATTTTATCCAGACCCTCTTTGTCCATCAAATATTCAAGAGCTTTATCCGAATTAATTTCTGTTAGACCATGGCCATCTAAAGTATTACTGAGAACATAGTCTTTACCTGAACCTGGTCCACCGGCTAAAAAAACTGCCTTAAAAATGGATTCATCATGAACACCTTCGTTTAATAATTCAACGAAACTTTCATTAATTTCTATAAATTCTTTTATACTCATACCCTTACGAACATCGTTGTATAGTTCTTTAGCATGATGGTCAGCAACATGTTTTGGAATGCCTTTTTTGAATTCTTTAAAATTACCAGAAGTTGCATGTCCTCTCATTTTAGATGCAGACATTCCTGTGGTGCCTTCGGCATCAGGATCACGTTCGCCTGCTGAATGAACTTCTATGTGTTTGAAATTGAAATGGCCATGAGCATCCTTTACACCGTTGTATTTGTGGAGGGTCTTTTTATATTCTTCAACTCTATCAGAACCAGCGACCATGTGTAGGTGTGTAACACCTTTTTTGTACAGTTCTGAGGCATGATGCAAGAAAGTCGGTTTCTCTTTACTTGCGGTTGAAATATTGGTGCCAGGGAAAAATCTTTTGGCGTGTTTGACCTTCTGTTCCGAGGACAGAGGATTTTTCTCGGTGTCTTGGCTATGGGATAAGATAACGTGGTGAGAACCACCTACGCTTTTAGCTACATCTTTTACTTTATTGACTAGAACCTCATGTCCAGTCGTTGGTGGGTTCATACGGCCAAAAGCCATGACCGCATGATTTTCCGCTTTCTCAGTAAGAAATTCTGTAAACCTCATTTTTCCGCCTCTGCAGCAGTTTATAATGAGGTATTTAGTATTTAACTGGTCTTGATAATCAATACTCCTTCTGATTTTTGCCCACCAATTTCCATTGGTTTCTTGACTCCCACATTGCCTCGATCAAAAACCACAATACTATCATAGACAGTCATACACTTTAGATTTCGTGTAAACCAGTCAGGTTCTACTTGAGCCGGACAATGATCCGCATTTATCTTATCGACCATTTCTTTTGAAATATTGTTGATTGATTGTGGATGATTTTTATCACCACCATGAGAACCCCAATATGCTGCATGAGTATCTTCAATGAAGTATGTTCCATTTTCTGAGATTTTTGGAAACAAGAATTGGAATGTTCTGTTCACATGGTCAACGTGATGGCTGCCATCGTCAATGACTAAATCAAATTCTCCAAATTCATCCACTAAAGTTTGTAAGAAATTCTCATCGGCTTGATTACCAATTCTGACATGAACATTGTTCTCAACATCTTCGTGATTTTTACAACTTGGATTTAAATCAATGCCAACGATCAAACTATCTGGATGAAAGTATTCTTTCCACATCTGTAGAGATCCACCATTTAAAATACCAATTTCAAGTAATTTAATTGGTTTATCCCTCAAAGAAGAAAAGTGTTTCTCATAAACCCAAAAGTAATGTGTCCACTTGGTAATTTTTTTACCAGTGTTATTTTCAAAATAATTCCATAGATCCATTTTCACCTCAGTAAGTTTCTGTTGCACCAGATCCGGCCACAATGCCTTCACAGTGTAGTTTTTCTAATTCTAAAAGATACTTCTTATCTATATGTTGATGATGAGCATGCTCGGTGTCAATTCCATGTTTGTTCACCGTTTCAAAGCATTTTATAAGTGTCTGACAGTAATCTGGAATTAAAGATGGACACATCGAATACATTCTTGTAATAAACAAATGGTCTGTTGTGACTGCTTGTTTTGTGGGTATCATCCATGAACCAATTTTTTTCTTAAAAACGTATTTACCATAGTGGTCATGTTCCTTCGGATCGAAATCATCATTCAAAAAAGTTCTGGCTGAAAACTTATAAATTCTTTTTACAGAATACATCATCTTTTGCAAATCTGGATTTTGTAATAAAGATGAAATCGATTTAAGTAAAAGAACTATCTCTGTCTCACTCTTTCTGCCAGCTGAAGATAAGGCCTGAATATCAGAATCAAAATTCCAAACGGCTATAACATCTAGAGTTTTTAAATCATGGAGTTGTTGTAACCATTCTTGTGGTATTTGATTCGAAGATCCATCTGTAAAAAATATGTAATCATTTGGGAAATGTTTACGTAAAGATTTTATAGACTCAAGGGTTTGTTTGAATCTTTCTTCTGGCGAAACAGCGCCTTGATTGTTTGGAACCAATGCGGAGGTAAGTAGTATTAAATTTTTATTTGGCAATAAGCTCATAATTTTGTCTCATAGTTTCAATCATTAACTTTTCAATGTTTTGATTAGGTCTCCATCCCGTTATCAAAAAGGCGTTACAGAAAGAACCCAGAGCAAATTTATTTACCTCCCGTTCAATGGTCTTTTCTGATAAAGGCACTCCTTGATACAGTTCAGGATATCCACTCCAAAACTTTTTAGGTTTTTCAAATCTATAATCTAACTTCGTTTCAAAAGCCTTTTCAGCACACTGAATAACATCTCGAACGGATGTTAAAGTTTTGGTGCAAACATTCATCACTGCACCGGGCAGTCTATCGTTGTTTTTATCTAAACATCTCTCTATCAGGTCAACAACATCATCAACATGAACATAGTCTCTTTGTTGCAGGCCATTGGAGTAAAATGTCATTGGTCTTTTATTATAGTATTCCCTAACAATATAATTTATTAGAGGTGGTGATGATCTATGAATGTCTTGCCTTGGGCCAAACACATTAAAGAATCTGAGAGTAACGATATCCATACCATAGTTATCAATGAAGGACTTTATTACTTCTTCCATCAATTTCTTAGATAAGGGATAAAACAGTCTAGGATTTACTTTTAAGTTCTCTGTAAAGGGTGCTTCAGATTTTTCATTACATTCATATATTGCTGAAGTGCTCGCTGCAATAACTCTTTGGCCTTTTGAGAGTCTTGCAGCATTTAAAACTGAAGCAGTACCAGCAACATTTACATCTATACATTCAACCGGATCCGATTCACATTGAGGTAAAGATGTTATGGCAGCTAAATGTACAATAGCATCAGTCTTATAAAAATCTAATGCTTCTTTTAGTCGATTTGTTTCTCGAATGTCTAAGTTTAAAACTTCACAAAAATATTCACCATTTTGTTTTAGATTTTCTGGATAGCCATTGTTGAAATTATCGACAACAATAATATCGTAACCTTTTTTCTTCAACATTAAAGCTAAAGTAGAACCTATACCACCGGCACCACCAGTAATCATAATGTTCATAACATTTCCTCTAGATTATCTTCATCTCTACGAAGGTTAATTGCAACAGCAGAAGGATATGGATTTGAGCTTGCAAAGTCATTGATTAACACTCGGCGTGCATGGTTAGTTTCCATGACCAAAACGTAATTCTTAAATCCAAGTTCATCTAATGTTTGTCTCGTATATGCTTCATATTTGTTATTTCTAGCGGTGCAGAAAACAAACATACAACCACGTTCTTGTTCTTTCAGTAGAGCCTTCACATTATTCATCAGAGGCTCATAAGGTTCATCATGAAACGTCTTACTTAAAACTAATGTACCATCTATATCACAAAAGTATGTTGGTTTATCATTGAACTTAAACCAATCTTCTGCGGTACCAACATCGACAAAATTCTCAACATCTTTTTCGACAAAAACTTTGCCATTAGAAATCATGTAGTCAATGATATTTGAAACAAAAATCTCAGAATCTTTTTTCTGTAACTCTTCAAATGCCTTGATATATTCGTCAGCACTTTCGAATTGATAACCACCAACACAAAAACTATCACTTACGATTTGTTTCTCCACGACAGTTGTGATTAAACCTTGTTCATTTGTGATGGTGTAACTTTTGGCAGGCGCATTACGAATATCTGGATTTTTAGATAGTTTTGACACATAGACGGCATTACCTTCTACAAGGTCGGAATCATAAAACCCATCACAATCTTTTATAAGAATTGAATCATTTATTCCCATGACCTTCAATGCTTGATAAGCTGTGTCTGCTGGGCCAGAAGTTGGTTTTTCCAAAACGGCTATTCGTACTTCATCACCAAAAGCTTCTCTTAACTTTTGCACAGCACTAAACTTCTCATCATGCTCTCTTAGAATGATGATTGTAACAGGATATTTTCCAATAAAGTTTTTTGCTGCACTCTCAATCATCAATCTTCTATTGTAATCTGTAAGAAGATATTTTGGCCTCAGATTAGGAAATCTTGTAGATAGTCCTGCACATGGCATAATTATTTCCATAACTTTTTCACCCCGTTCATCAAGTAATCTTTATCTTTTTCGTTTTTAGTATAAGGCAATACTCTCATCAACATTAGTATTAATAGGTAATTATTTTCAAAATACTCATATGATTTTAGATTATCATAGATCGATTGTAACTTAGAATCTAAGAATACCGAATCATTTCGAATGAACCACTTACATACCAAGTCTTGTCTTATTTTCGCTAAGTCAAATATATACGAATCGTACTCGGTTGTCAAGGGGTCAATCAAAACAAACCTTGAATTATTGGTGTCGTATAGTACATTTTCCAATGTAAGATCACCATGGTATTCAGTCCAAGGTAAAGTTTTAGGTAGTTTATCGATTAACTGTTCACAGGTAAATGGCAAATCATATTTCGAAAAATCAAAAGACGAAAGTTTTTTTTCGTATGTTTCGGTGTAATCTTTCTCTATTGATTTTTCTTTGAGTTTGTCTATCGTTTCTTTTAAAAAGTTTACTATGTTCGTTGTTGGATTTATAGACAGATATTTTTTCATCTCCAAACAAGAGATGTATTCCATATCATAATAACTACCAAAAACATTGTAGATTTTTGGTAGAGACAAACCTATGTTTGTTAATGAATCATATCTTTCTATATTACGATGAATATCTCCCGTTTTTCTGACAAAAAACTTTTCATCGTACATCAAGTGAACACTAGACTCTGAGTATCCCTTTAATTCTTTGACTAATTTTACCACTTTTCAAAATCATCTCTCATTAGTGAGTGCCAAGTTCCATTGTGTGGACCTGGTGGAAAAGGATGATTCATATCACAATAAACTAAGTTCTCACCAACAAGGCCAGTTGTTTTCCAATTCATGCTCATCATCTCTTCACCGATCATCGTTGTACCTAAATCATAAAACTCATCGATGCGGTTAAAAACATTACAGTATTTGTCCATGTTTCTTGAAGAAGAAAAAGCAAACTGGTCATTTCCAAAATCTCGACCTGGTGTTCTTCTACAATTCGGTATGTAAAGTTTTTGATTGTCTAATTCTTCAAAAAGAATTTCTACATTCAAAGTAAAGTCATATCTCGAACGAATGACCCAATCAAACACCATTTTATTTTCTTTCTCATATTGCATCTTCAATTTATTTGCCATATTCAGCGAATAAAATTGAGCATAAGTTGAAAGAGCTGGATCTTTAACTTTCCAGTTTGGTTGTGGTGGTGGAACTCTAGTGTACTTTGATAAGTCTGGCGTAATAGGTGGTTCCACAATTATGTTTTGTGGCTTGTAAAGTTCTTTTAACTTTTCAACACCAGAGAAATCCCATACGTGGCAAAAAACAGTGATATCGTGTTTATCTAAAAGGTTTTTCTTTACGTATTCATATACTTTGTCAAAGCATCTGGCTTGCCCAGATAGACATAATGCAATTTTCATTTTTCACCTTTTAATCATGACTGGTAAATCTACAACTATGTATGGCGTATCTGTTTCAAAGTAATTTCTCATACACAGCATATGAGGACAATATCGATTCTCATCATGTAGTTTTATATCTCTTTGACCATTTTCCCACCAAAACTTTACTGAGAGCCATTCTTTATACTTTTTACTGAATCTTGTAGAAAGTATCTTTTCTGCTCTCGGATAAAAGAAGTAGTTATTGGCATATTTCCAAGGAATAATGGCAAAAATATCCGAAACCATTCCGTACTGTTCATTTGTAGGTGTGACCACAACATCAGGATAAGTTTCTACCATATTTCTCACTTTAAAAGGATACAAATGCGTATCAAATCTGGTAAAAACTACATTATCATATTCTTTATCGATCAACTCAAATGCTTTTCTGCGAGCAAAATGCATTGATAGAGTAACATGATTCCTATCTGGAGTAATTAAATCTTTTGGATTTTTTTCAGAGATTCTAGATTCCGCATCTAAAAATTCCTGTGCATAGATTTCATTTCTTTCTGCAGCCCATTTTACTGGATTTAAATATTTTACCGCATAATCAATATCTTCTTGATTGCCTTCATCCCAAACGTACATATAAACATCGAGTTCATTTAAAGAAATGAAATGTTTCAATTCTTCACAGATGTTTCTGAAAGTTCTTAGATGTCCTGATATAACAAGTGCATTAGCCATATTTCGCCTCAATAATTTTACGCCATTCTGGAACCCTATCGTACTGGTGAACAATGTAGTAAGGATTTCCTTTTGATGTAGTTACAATGTCATCCTTTAATATAGGCGATTCTTCCAACAAGAAAGGCCTAAAACTTTCTACTTTTGATGGATCTACTGTTGTACCTAATTGGCATGCCCAACCATCTTCTGACCTACAATATTGACTGGTCGTTTTATATGGATGCATTGAGATTAAAAAGTTAAATGTAGATTGGTCACAAATTGGTATAGGTCTGTTTATGGCAGTAGAGAAAATGTTTATTGCTAAATCACGTATCGCAAAGCCGTGACCAGCAAGAACGCCAACATTAAAAATTTCATTATGCTTAAAAATACTGTGTATATAATCACCGTATGTCTCATATAGATTCTGATTACCCCATGGTTCATCCTTGTAAAGCATACTTTCAGATGAAAAAACTAAATGTTTTGAAATGAGATTGGCTTCTAACCAATCAATTGGATTTTGTTGAAAGATAACATCTTTAACATCCGTTGTTATCACATAACGATAGTCATTATTTCTTAGATACTCATAAATGTGGCCAAATCTTTCAACATGAACAGGAATTTTTGATTCGTAACGAAGATTGCCTTCGTTGTCTTGATTGAAACCGATGATTTTAAATCCTGCTTCGCTGACCTTTTTCACTGTGTCAGCATCACAGTTCATCAGAATAAGAACTTTATCGCCATCAAAACCAGATTGGTTGATGGAGTTTATCCAGTATTTTAGTTTAGGCCAATCGTAATTGGTACTGGCACCAATAATCAAATCTTTCATAACAAATCTCCATTATATTACTTAGTTGTCTTGTAGTCTTTGAATTTAGTTATACTTTGTCCAGGTGTATCTTTTCTATAAGTGTCTGCCAATTCTTTGGTGCCCCATTGGCCTGCACCAGATTTTGGTAGAATATCAGGCTTTATATTTTGCCTAATTTCTTTTTTGGGTCTAGGTATTCTTATCATGTTAGATTGTAAATGAAGAACCACAACCACAAGTTGCGGTTACGTTAGGATTTTTAATACTAAAATTGGATCCCATAAGCGTTTCTTCATAATCGATTACAGCTTCATTCAAATACTGCATACTCATACTATCTATGATAACACCAACACCATCTTTTTCAAATACAAAGTCATCATGTTCTGGGGGTAATTCTTCTATTGAAAACCCATACTGAAATCCTGAGCAGCCTCCACCCTGAACAAATATTCTTAACTTTAAATCTGGATTTTCTTCGTCGATTACAGATTTAATTTTTTTCGCAGCACCAGAAGTTATTTCTACCAATTTTAACCTCTTGTCAAATTTAGAATCTTCTGAATCTGTGCTTCAAGAATTGGCCTTCTGTTTGGCCATTTGATGATTGGCTGATCCGCAGTTTTGAGAAGTTTGGTTAAAAACGGAAGAATAAGTTTTTCAACTTGTACTAGTCTTTCTTTGTATTCTTCCACAGTCTCTTCTTTTTCCGCAATTACTGAAGTATACTCTTCTTCGTCGATGGCGGTAAAACCAAAATCATCTTCGTCGTATTCAGCCAAGATGGCCGTTAGATCAAATTTCTTTTCCATTTATTTGTCCCATGCCTTTGCTGCATTAAAATTGGCCTGACTAAACTCTAGTCTATCGACAAGTTTAACAGCACCACCAGTTATTGTTGATACAGCAACAAATCCTTCTGGATCGGTTACTTTAAAACCATTTTCTGTTCTCAAGAAAGTGTGTGTTACTTGTTTCATCTCTTGAAGTTTTTTAATGATTCTATTTTTAGAGTCAACTAAAAGATTCATTAGTGTAAATATCTGAATTAAATCGGAAGCAGAACCTCTGAAAAATCTCATGACATCCGTTTTTTCTTTGATTCTTTTCTTTCGTGTATCTTCTTTTTTTGCAGATAAAACTTCTTTGTTTAATTTATCTTCTACATAACGAATTAACTCTAAAGTATGAGCTCTCGGGTCTTTGATTTGTGAACCGGCTCTTATCTTTGCATTATTAAATGTTTTGATGTAATTTTTAAACACATCACTTGTAGCAATTCGATTTAATGTCAAAGAATTTATTGTGTTAAATGTTTTGCCTGCTGAAGATAATATTTTTGTTAAATCTTCAGTTTCTTTTTCGGTAAAAGATGCCATACCAGATGCATCAGTAAATGTAGCATCTCTGAACCAAACATCTTTTGTATGCGTTAGATGACCAATATCAATGTTAAAAGATGCCTTCATATCTTCCATGGTTTTACCAGTGTATGAAGTATGAAAGACAACTCCTAATTGTGCTGTCATCATTTTAAAAGCCAAAGGTGAATCGAAAGGTACTGCATAAACAATTGTATTTGGCTGAAAAATAGCATATTGCATGCCATCAATATTTTGTTTCTTTATGTCACCTTTGGTGAAAAGCATATCACCTTGAAGAACACCTTTTATTCCTAGTTTGGGTAAATATCTTAAAGCAACTTTGAGTTTATGATTCAATCCTTCAGCAGGATGGTTGTTATCGATATCTTCTTCAGTGTAGTTTAGTTTGGCGTTTTTAGCAAACACACCTTTTGTGCCAACAAAAAATTTACCATTTTCGGGATTAACTCCTGCAAATATGGCTGGTGATCCATCCCATTTTGTTGTGACATTTATTTTAGTTGAGGATTTTCCTGCTAACATGTCACGTAGAGATTGTAGAAAGTTTATAGCACTTCTGGCACCAACAACACCGCCATTGAGAACCTCATCTTCGAGATGTTCCAGATGCAGGTTTTTACCTTCTTTTCCTTCTTTTAAAAATTCTGTGAATTTCATTTTTTCATGTTCATGAATGGATTTGTTTTCTTTGTGCCTGGTGCTACAGAGTATTTACTGTTTGGCATTTTTTTAATTTTAATTTCTGCTTGAACTTCATAAAACTCAGAGCGGGTCGCTACACGAACTTTAAAATCACCAGAACCACTTAAAAGAGGAACACCCGTTAACTTCAGAGGATTTGTTTTTGAGATTAAATAGAAATCATCTCCTGCTTGCATGTAGTATGCAGGCTCAGCTTTACCTTCTGTGTAATGCTCCGTCACCAATTGTCCTAAGTCTCTATTTTCATCATTAGCAATATAACGGTTAATACTTGGCTGATCAAAATAAGACTTCATAACATGAAGTGGTACAGCACCAGGCTCTTTGAGTCCGGATTTTGTAGTTGGAATTTTTATCTGTTTTTCCGGAATGCCAGAAAATTTAGAAATAGCTTTTATAAAGGCCTTGGCCTGTGCAGACTTATTTAAGATATCTACAGCAGCTTTGGCTGTGGGTGTTTTATACGTAGTTTTCCATTTACCACCCTCATAATAAACTCTTGGGTTAGAAAGATTGTCAGTATGTGACATTTTAACTTCCACCCAAGTTTTTATGTTTTTATATTCAACTTTTACATCCGAGTATTCTGTACTTACTTTTGGCCTAGTGGCTTTTATTCCCGGAAGTTTATTGATAGACTTTGCTACATCTTGTTCGAATTTATCTGAAGCAACACTCATGAAGTCTCCTAAAGAGTTTTATGTATTTATGCCTATCGTATAATGTCTAGTTCAGTGTCGCCAGTCCAGACTTCAATATCATTTCTCAGACGATTCTCCGTTTTGAGATTTTCGTATCTTGTCGTGGCCTTTTTTCTCCACCATTCAATCACATTCTTCAGATAGAATTTATCATAGTTTTCACCTTTAGTCAAGGTATTCGATTTACCATTCACAAAGTCAATCATGTTACTGAATCCATAATCTGAAACATAATATCTCTTTTGTTCGTTTAGATTTTTGGCATTTTCAATCGTCTGTTTAAACTTAGCACCCTCTGGTGTTCCCTTCAGAGCAACATTGATATGTGAAACGATTGCATTAGATATTTTCAGTTTTCTACTAGAGGCACTTTCTGGTGCCAATGGCTCACCAATTATATTTTCAATATACTCTTTTAGGTCTGTATAAGTTTTACCATGTAACATGGGAAGAAAATCACTGTCGGTCAAACCTTTATAACGAATATAAGGTTTCATGCCATCATACTGTGATACGGCCTTAGTAGAACCATACAGACTAGTCGTTTCAAACAAACATGTGGTCATATTGTATTTTTTATTTAGCATTTCACGAACTTCATGTGTCGTGCAAATAGATGCCATCAATTTACCACCAAGATAATTAAATCCAAAAGGCTGTGCGGGTACAATCACAAAACCCATCATAGCACATTGATTGAATCTTTGAGCACCACCATCGACTTGTGTGAACACTTGACCCAACATCTCATTTCTTGGTTTACAGTTAATTACAGGAGAACCAAGACGAATAAAACCACACCACTTGTTCGTTGTAGTTTCTAAGACTGCCAATCTGAGGGATCGACCGGGAATATTGGTCATGTTTGAATGTGAAGAAATCATATTCAAATAAATGTCCCATCTCTCTTGAGGCAGTTCTACAATTTCGAAATTCATTTTCTCTGGCGAAACAGAAAAATCGGAAAACAAATCTTCTTCTGGTCCCATACCAGGCAAAACAAAAGGCCTCTCTGCCATAGAAGCCTTTTTCTGTTCTCTCATGTACTCATCTATTCTCGAAAACTTATCGAAATAGTTTGAAAAAACATTTGCACAGTAAACTGCCTGTTCCTTAGTCAAACTCATACTTTTAGACCACCAAAATTTTTATTAAATTTACGTTCACGATTACCAAATGTATTCAACGGAGGCGTATCATCAGGTTGCCCCGAATCTGTAATTCCATTTTGTGCATCAGGCTCCGTATCATACAGTCTCATTTTAGCCCTGTCAACCCCCACAACAAATCTTTTATAATCATTTGGGTCAGAATAACGATTTTTCAATTGTTTTACCATAATTTGATTCAATTGTTGCAACTCTTCATTTGTAATCAAAGCAAACATAAAGTCAGCAGTTGCAGGCAAACCAAAAGATTCTGAAGTATCTTCAAGACCTGGATCAGAGTTTGTAAAACCACTTCTTGTGGTTTGTGTTGCAGATACAATTGGCACATTGAATTCAACTGCCAAGCCACGAAGCTCTTCAGCAATAGATTTTACATATGTGTAAGAGTTTACACTTCCGCCAGGTTTTATTCTAGAAGATGAACAGATGTTCAAATAATCAATGAAGATAATTTCTGGAGTAAAATTCTTTTTCAGAGCCAATTCATTAAGCAAAGCCCTGAAATGTAGAGCAGAGGCAGAAGCAGTTGGATATTCTTTGATGATTAATTTGCCATTTGCCTTGTTTCTTAATACTTGAAACTTTTTGTCGTAGTCTGTTTTACTGATTGTTCTCAGTTCATTCAAATCAATATTTAAAAGATTTGCATCAATTCTTTCAGCAATTCTTTCTTCGGCCATTTCAAGAGTAATATATAAAACATTTTTACCCTGAGATAAACAAGATGCGGCCACATGACACATGAATAAAGATTTACCAACGCCTGTGCCAGCCAAAGCAATGTTCAAAGTTTTGACCGGTAAGCCACCCTTTGTAATTTTATTGAATATATCGAGATCGAATGGAACTTTAGCTTCTACTTTATGATAAAAATCATATCGTGAATCGTAGTCATTCATGTAATCATGACCGATGTGTTGGTCAAAAGAAACGCCAAGGGCATCACTCAGAAGTTTTGGAATTTCTCCTTTTGTTTTACCTTTGTTTCTATCATCAAGAATCTGGACAGATTCCATGATAGCATTGTAAATGGCTTTATCTTGACAAAATTTTTCAGTTTGTTCAATAAGCCATTTTTCTTCGACTTTTTCTTCTCGATTAGAGTGGAGTTCTTTTAGTAAGTCTATTGATCCTTTGACCTGGTCGCCAGTAAGAGTTTTACTTTCGGTAAAATTGATTACAAGGGATTCGTATGTTGGAAGATTTTTATACTTGTTTACAAAATCAAAAACTTCTTTGAATACAATTTTTTCTGTGTTGTCTGAAAAATAATCTGATCTTATGAATGGTAATACTTTTCTGGTATAGGCCTCATTGTATATCAAATTCTTCAGTATCGTTTGTTCCAGTCGATTCATGTTGTTTATAATCCAAAATAATTTTACTGAGAATATCCCCCATTATTGTATGAAAATTTTCATCTTCTAACAAGGCCTGCATCTCATGTTTTCCAGGAGTGATGATGACATAACTGAATCTAAGTTTAGCTACACCTTCATCTTCAACTGCACCAACTTTATGGTAATGGTACATTGTACCTTGATATTCTTCCATTAACAACTCTATACCAATAACTTCGGTATGACTGAAGTTTATGAATTTATAATCAATATCTTCTTCAAGCTTCATTTTCTTCGACTTCTTCCAAAATGTCATCTTGTCCCATAATACTGCTATAAGTGATTTCATATCTTTTCTTCACATAGTCTTTGAATGAATTATTTTCTAAAATATCTCTCCAAAATTCTTCTGTTTGTGTATCAGCAAAGCGTTTCTTATCTAAGACTTCACCAGTCTCCTGGTCAACTTTAGCATACCAACCATTACTTGGTTTGGTTACAAAATTGCCTTCGAGAGCGATATCCATAAGGCCAGACCACTTGTTAATACCACCATCAAAAGATACAGTAACAGGTATTTTAGATTTTTCTCGAACATATCTTGATTTCTCTACGTTAATGATGAAATTGTATCCAACAATTTCTGATCCTTCTTTTTCTTGTTGACGACCTAAAATGAAGATATTGTCAGCAGAATAGTAAGAACCTGTTCCACCACCAACGATATCTTTAGGAAACATTCCGATTTCTTTATAAGTGTGATTCACCACAACCATAGGAATATCTTTTAGATTTAAATGTGGTGTAATCATGCGGAATAAACTTTTTACTTGTTTTGCTCGTGACATATCAGCAACAGACTTCTGTTCAAGAGCATCTTCAACTTCTTTCTTTGATGCGAGATTACCAATCGAATCAATGACAATGATAACACGATCACCTCGATTGATATTTTCCAACTGAGCCATAATATCAAACTTTAATTGTTCAATATCAGTAATTGGTGAATGAATCACTCTGTCAGTGTCAATACCAAAGGTATCAAAGTATGACTGTGGAGTTCCAAATTCGGAATCATAAAACAACAAAACAGATTCATCATACTTGTCCATATAGGACTTAGCCATCAACAAAGAGAAGGCTGTCTTAAAGTGTTTAGAGGGACCTGCCCACATTGTTAAACCAGGAGTAAGACCACCATCCAATCTTCCTGACAAAGCAACATTCACCATAGGAATGGCAGTTGGAATCATATCTTTTTCTGTAAACAACTTTGATTTAGATAGAATAGAACTATCTTTGATTGTAGAATTCTTTTTAATCTTTTCAAGTAAACTCATTTTATTCTCCGTTTAGAATCAGTAAAGTTTCCGTATCACCAAGAGTTCCTTTAAAGAAAATATTAAAGGCGATAACACATCTTTCGATACCTGAAATATTTCTCGAAACTTCGTGTGTTAGATGAGATGGAAAAATTAGTATGTCATTTATTTTTGGCGTTACAACCCAATCAACAGAACTAATTCTGTTTTCTTCCTCAACATCAGGACAAACAGAAATTGGCCAAACATTATATGCCCTAGAATCACGAACAAACTTTATGTTACCACTTTTTTCATCGACATTAACATATAAAACACCACTGAAAATACTATTACTATGGTGATGTGGTTGTGCCCAATCACCTCTCTGGTGTTTTACTGCCCATGATGATGTAATGTATACCTCAACATTTTTTACAACTTTCAAATAATCATATACATAATATTCAACTTCTCTGAGAATCAGGTGTTTGAGATCAGAAAGTTCTGGAAGATCGAGAAGTTTGGCATCAGTGAACAAACCATTATCGTTTCTTACGTATTTACAGTTCATTACAAAGCGTCTTGTGTCCTCATCAACGAAAATATTATTTCTATACAGAGGAACAGGAAAAAGTTCAATTACTTCCCTCATGGTTTTGAATCATCCTCAAAATTGGCAATTTTTGATTTGTGTATTACTTCGTGTTCTGTATCAACAAAAAAAGAGTCTAAACTATTAGCGGGCTGTTTGTCAATCTTTTTCCTCTTTCTTGCCTTAATTTCTGGTAAAATGTCCACTTTATCAGCTGCATATTTTCTATAAGTTTGATTTGATGCTACTAACAGCAAAACAGCAAGTGGATCAAACACGATAATAATAATAAAAATTACCAGTCGAACTGCTTTATCAATCAAATCACGGTCTTGTGTACCATATACTACTTCTGCCACGTATTTGATAGGTCCCAAATCTGATTCAGCCTTCTTAACTTCCAAGGATAAAGGGAGTTTTTCTTCCGTGAGGTTTTGTATTTCTTTTTGAAGCCTTGCATTTTCAGAAGCGATTCTCTCACGGTCTTTCTGTTGGGCCTTGCGTATCTGTGATGCCCTCTCGGCGCCCCTTTCGTCTTTCGACCTGCCCATAATTTCATCGACAGATGCATCATACTGACTAAGGTTCTTGTCATTCCTCTCAATGGTCGCTTGGAGTGCTTCAATCTTTTTGTCATAAATTTCTACCTTTGCGGCTAAAGGTGATATGTTTGATGAGTGTTCAATATGGGCCTTTGATAGGTAACCAAAAATACCCATTGAAGTAATTGCCATAAGCAATATCACTGCAATCAAAAAATAAAACTTGAGTGCAGAGAATGTTTCTTTCCAATGATTATGTAACCATGATACTGTCACCAATTTTGCTATTTCTAAAACTGTGCCCATGATTATAACCGGCCAATAAGATCCAGGAAATATCTGTGCAAGTCCTATTACCGAATAATAAGCCGCCACGCCCGAAAGAGCAATGGCGGTCAAAAAAGGTAATATAAATTGTGTCATGAGAAAAAGCTGTCTAATGAATTGGTTTTTTCTGTTGTCCATCCCATACAGTCGAGAATCACTTTAATTGGTTCCAAAAATGACTTTTCAAACTGCGTATCATAATCAACAAAATCATGGAGACCAAACTCTGGTGGCAATCTCGTTGGATAAGAAATGACCATATCTTTTAAAGGATTCGGTTGTTTTAGGTAAGTAAATTTAATTTTCTCACCTTCTTGAATCCTTGGATATTTTTTATCTAACTTCAAAGATTCCAACCGATTGTTGTATAGTAAAGCACCCTTGACATGAATCGGTGTCCCTTTTTTATATAGAGTAGCGGTATCAGAATAATCTTTCAAACCATTCAATCCTCTGGGAAAAGATACTTCTTCAGGAGGCAATTGTTTAAACTTCTCTCTAAATTCTTCAATGAAGTCATGAATATCACCTTCTTTACCATTCAACATAATGTGAATAGCCTGTTTCATTTTTTCCCGAATAGCAGCAGGCGTTGAAGATTTAACCATCTCCATACCCATAACTTTCATTTGAGGTTCTTTATATTGAACACCTTCATTGTTGTGTACGTTTAGAATATATCTTTTCTTTGCAGTCCAAATGCCACGATCAGATAATGCTTCACGTTTCATTTGCATTTTTTGGGCGTATGCACGAACATACGTAGCAAGATCCTTGTAACTTTCATCAATGAACGGTTGTATCTTCTGCTCGCAGACTTTATCCATGAACTCGATGATCTTGATTCTAGATGAAGGAACTTTTTCTCCCGCAACATACACCTTTTTAACAAGCGGACCAAGATTAAGATAAATCGAATCTGTGTCTGAGGCGATAACGTAATCTTCATTATTTGTACTTAATAACTTATTTAAATATTCATTTAGTTTATTTTCAATCCAACGAATGGATAATTGGCCCGCTGTAGTAACGCCAAGTGCCATTCTCAAATCATAAAAACGGAAGTATTGACTACCAAGAGCACCGTAAGCAGAATTGAGGGAGACTTTCTTCGCTAGTTGAAGATTATCATATCGTGCAATTCTTTTTTCGATTTCATATTTCTTTTCATCGTCATTTTCTTTTTCATATTCTTGTTTCGCCTGCAACATCATCTTCTTAAATTTTTTACGACCTTCATACATTTCTTCCAACATCTTAGGAAGAAAACCTTGAAAGTCAGTTCTAAAAAGTTGACCGTTTGGTGTAATTGTAGCATCAATGAGTTTTGAAGTGTCAACCTGTCTCATTAATAGTTTCTCGACATTTACGCCTGCTGAAAGAATATCACGCATTTCATCCGTGTAATCCTCTGTATCAATAAGAGTTTCTGGTGAAATGTTGTACATCATCATCAAGTGTGGATAGAGAGAGTTCAAGTCAAATGAAGCAACATATTCATGAACACCGACTTGGGGTTCTTTCACATAAGCACCCTCAAAAGCCGAACTCTTATTTTTTACCGTTTTTGGTGGAACAATGATATCTTTGTCTAAAAGATAATTATAGATCAAAGAATCCCACATTCTCGTTTGTGCGAAAATGTCCTCATAGTTTGTTTTTGTATCGTAAGCCAAAGTCAAACCCAATTCAATCAATTTAAGTTTTTCTTCCAACTTCAGTACAAGCTCAACGTCTTTAATGTTATAATCAATAAACTTTTGAAAGTTTAAACGATATAATGAATGTAAGTTTTCATATTCGTCATATGAAAGTTTGTTCTCATTCAGTTCAACGCTGGCGATGTGATCTAGCCGATAAGATTCTTGTGACTTACCAGCCGGAGCGTACCATCTATACAGTTCGATATAATCTAGTGTTGGAACACCAAGTAAATCATAAACATCAAGGTCACGATTAATCTTTGTAATCTTTTTTGTGTTTATGATACCCCATGGTGAAAGTTTCTTTACTTCTTCTTCACCCAAAAGGTTATTGATTCGATTGACCAGATATGGAATATCAAAGAAACGAATATTCCATCCACTGATTGCATCAGGACAGTTTTGTTGCCAATCATCGATGAATTTTTTACACAGGTCGATTTCACTCTTACACTTGATGTAGGTAACATCATCACGTTGATTGTCATAGTCACCACAACCATAGACAATCATTTTTCCATTAATATATTTTATTCCAATGGCAGTGATAGGCTCTGTGACTTTGTATGGGTCAGGAAAACCATTTTCTGATCCAACTTCAATATCGATTATAGCAATAGAAAGATCATCAAAGTTCCAATTAATGTCACCTTTGAATGTATCAGCAATGAAAGCGTATTCATAACGGTCATTACCAAAGATTTTAAATCCTTCAACGTCATTATACTGACGAACAAAGTCTCTCGATTCACGAATGGTCTGAAACTTTATTGTCTCTAAACTCAAACCATCAAGAGATTTATACTTGCTAGGTTTATTTGATTTCAAAAACAAAGTCGGCGTGTAAGCAACTTTATACTTAACACGCCGGCCGTCTTTAACACCTCGGAAGAGAATATTACTTCCGAGGCATGAAACATTTGTATAATAATTATTTGTCATTCATTATAATTTAGGAATTGAAGAAGCGATTTCGATACCAGAACCGAACATCTTATTATACTGATTTTCGAGTTCTCTTACAGGCGAACTTGTAAATAAAATGTCGTTATTATTAATTACAAATCCAGTTTTAAAGTCCTCACTAAAGTCAACAAACGGAACAAAACCCATCATTGGGCCATCTTTTGTTGGCTGAACAACAACTTGAACTGGTTGTTTTATTTTTACACCAACATTACCTTCATCAACAATTTCTCCGATGAGAGTGTGGTTAGTTTTAAGTGTAATTAATTTAACGGTCATACATTGACTCCCATATTAGCATCTAGAACTCCCAATGTAACCCACCGATTTGGAATGAGCATTTCTCTTCCATTGAAATCAGAAGCATTAATCAAAGGGTCTTGAACCCAACCCAAAACTTCTACCATGTTATCATAATCACGATAATATAAATCATACTTTTCAGCATGAATCATTTTGTTATCGATAGCAAGTTTTTTTGCTAGTTCACGAATGTTCATATTTTTCCTTAACAATAAAAATAATATTATACAATATACAATTCAAAAAAGTGGCAATTAAGCACCAATTTCTTGTTTGTATGCCTCAAGAGTTTTCTTAAACTTACCTGCATGGCTGCGTTCTGCTTTTGCTAGAGTTTCAAACCAATCGGCAATTTCTTCGAAGCCTTCTTCACGAGCAGTTTTAGCCATACCTGGATACATGTCGGTATATTCATGAGTTTCACCTTCGATGGATGATTCGAGAGCCTGAACAATGCTCTTTGCAGGCATTCCTGTTGCAGGATCACCAGCACCGCCTTCGATCAAGTATTCCATATGACCGTGAGCATGACCTGTTTCTCCCTCAGCAGTATGGCGGAAAACAGCTGCTACTTCTTGAGCGCCAGCAATATCACACATGTTAGCGAAATACAAATAACGACGATTCGCCTGCGATTCACCAGCAAATGCTTCTTTCAAATTCAATTCAGTTTTAGTACCTTTTACCTGCGACATAACTTCTCCTTATAGTTTATTAATATCGATATTACATTTTTTAAGAAAATCTATACCATCTTGTGATCTGTATTCATTTTTATAAAAAACTTTTTTAATGCCAGATTGATATATCAATTTAGCACACTCAATGCATGGTGCATGTGTGATGAACATAGTGGAGTTTAAACCAGATTCGTTACTTCTTGCTAATTTGGCTATAGCATTCATTTCAGCATGAAGCACCTCTGGTTTTGTTTTTAACGTACCATCTTCATTAATATTTTCACACACATTATCCCAACCTGATGGCATTCCATTGTAACCTATACTAATGATACGATCATCTTTGACTACAATGGCACCAACTTGCAATCTCTTTGCCGATGACTGTCTAGCAAAGATTTCAGCCACACCCATATAAGATTCAAGATATTTTTCTTTCATGATAAAAACGCTAAAGGAACTTCGATTTTCCTTAGCCCATTAGCGTACATAAAGAACGGAACGAACCTTTCATTTAGAAATCCAGGATATCTCCATGGAAAAGGTTCAGAGCAGTGCCAACTCCTCTTGTTTTTATCCGGATATACTTCTTCGCAATTTTGCCAAATATATTCCATGATGGCAAAATATTCACCAAACATTTTCTTGAACCATGATTTTGGCATTACATAAACACATTCATAGTTACAGATACTATAATCTGTGAACCAAATCATATGTCGTTTGTATTCAGGAAAAAGAGTTTCTATACCTTGTTTGAAAAGAAACCAATATTCTGGAAGTTGTGATTCCAAATATTGTCTTTCAATTGAATTGTGCATCATTCTAAATCTACTACAAACTACATCAGCAGATTGTAGATAATCTAGAGCACGATTCATCTGAGAATCAGAAGTTAAAAACCTGCATGAATCTTCATTAGCAGGAACTTCTAATTTTTCTCCTGTATAACCAACACCATTCTCAACTGCCAAATATCTTCTATATGAACCACATCCAATGTAATCAGAATCTATGTGATTAGCAGCATAATATTCTGTTGATTGTTGACCCATAGCTTTAAGAAATTCTAATTCACTTATGTGTGAATAATACTTGTAAAATTTCTTAATGGTGTTTTCTCCTTCGTACACATTGGTAAAATTACCAACAGAAGGATGCCATTCATTTGGATCGGAAGATGCGGCGTAGAAATACTTAACCCACTTCGAATCAAAATTGAAAGCGTACTCTTTATGAGTATGAACCAGCATTGTTATTGGTGTGTTCATAATATAGATGAGGCCGAAGCCCCAAGAAATTAAGCCGTTTGTTTTTCTTCTTGTAGAAGTTGAGGTTCAAACGTCTTTAGTTCATTGCCAATTTCAATCTTACGTGGTTTCTTATGCTCTGGAATGATGTTCTCAAGTCCAATGCGTAGAATACCATCTTTGAACTCTGCACCTTTTACTTCAATGGTGTCAGCGATTGTGATTGCTTTAGTAAAAGATCGTGTGCCAATTCCACGGTGTAGGTATTGAACATCGGGTGTACCGACTTTCTTATCACCTTTGATAGTCAAAGTATTATCCTGCACTTCGATATCAATTTCGTCTTTACTAAAACCAGCAACAGCAAGTTCTACCACATATTTGTTTTCATCTGCTTTGATGATGTTATGTGGTGGAAAATTGTTTGTTGGTCTAGAATCATTTAGAATTGCTTCAACGTCACGAATAAAATTTTCAAAACCCAATGTCTGATTAAGAACCATTGGACCAAATCGACCAGTAATAGTCATATTTTCTCCTTTTTTTAAGCAAGTTAATAAAGTGGCCCATTAGGCGCCACTACTTACTTGACAACCACAAAAGCCTGTCGGTTGACAAGAAAAGTTCGGTTAGGATTATGTGATTCGAAAACACGAATAAACTCGTTGTTGCCGTCTTTAACCACATTATCATAGTCTCTTGTGTACACTTCTTCTTTAGTATATTTATTCACTAACTTGATAGATTTGTTTTTCACTTTTGTCATAATTAATCACCATATTAGTAATCTTGTGATTTTTTGCCTATATTATATTTTGTTATCAGTTCCCACTGATCTTTCTCTTTAAAAGAGATAATTTTAATTTGATGCAGTGGTGCTATATTATTTTCTAAAATAGATCGGTTCATAATTTTAACTAAACCCCACTCTTCTAGCAAATTAGCAATTGCATTTCTTCTTTGTATATCATTTTCAGAGAGATTTGAGGGTTTACCATCTAATGCAAATAACTCTTTAAAATGTACAATGTAATACTTGCCTTGTTTATGTAAAATGTGGCAAGACTGATACAGGACTTTTTCTTTTCTGGATGATACTCCAATCCTAGTCAAAGTTTCTCTTACCTTTAGAAAATCGTCCTGTTCGTTGAGTTTCACCTCAACAAACTTGGATAAATCAACCATATCATTTCCTTAATCCACCGATCTCGGTTTGTTCTTTTAGTTGTTGGATTTGTTCATTGCTAAGTAGGCGTAATGCCTCACGGGATTTTGAGTCAGAGAAACCATAGACTAATTTAACACATTCTATATCTTCACTTTTTTCACGCTTAACCCACTTAGCAAAAGTCCTTTTCTGGGACCTGATGGTATTTAGAAGGAAATCATTTTGTAATTTTTTATCTAAATGGTGCCTCCGATTCATCTCATTTGCATAGAACACACAGTCTTTATGATAAGACAAAGATCGGTTTACTAGAAATGGTTCGTATCCTTTCTCAGTTATATCATCAACAATTAGTTTTTCTTTACTCTTTAATATAGCATTTACATAATCAAAAGGGTTCATGTCAACATCCTAATCAGTCCAAATGTATCTATTGCAGTTATGAGCAAATAGTTAGCCAGCATGCCAAACGATTTCCTAGAATAAGCAGCCCAAGAATACATGATGCAGCCAGTAATCCAAGCAGGGTAAAGAGTGAGGAGTGGAGGATTAGGGACTGTGATCGCCATAGTAAGGCTACACCCAATGCTAATGCCCCAAGCCAAAAGCTCAATGACAAAACGGGCAGGATGGGAATCAAAGTCATCACGTATCCATTGGAAAATAGCATTGGTTTCTCCCTTCACAACAAATCTTTCACGATATAAACATCGAAGTCTTTTCGGTCAATCATTCTAAACTTCTCTGGCTCTTTTCCTCTCCAAGTTCTGACATGTGATTCCACAGGAGATTTTAATATAGAATTTCTGTCTGTGATGGCAAAACTTGTAAAATCTTTATTGAACATTACAAAGTACATATTCAAATTAAGATACTCTTCTTTGTAGAGGTATCGACCCTTTCTCTCTTCAAGATACGATAGTCTTTTCCAAGGGAAATTTACAGTTTTCCAAGAGTGGGAAGTTTCAACCTCAATGTAGGCCACAGGAGAATCTTCACTTTGATATCCAATCAAATCTATACTGTATTTGTTTGGGTGCTCTTGAACTTCAACTATCGAGTCAATGATTTTTGGAATCACCAACTTAGCAAGTCTTTTAGCAGGTTCGTCAAATACTTTTAAACCTTCTTCAATTGTGATATCGCTTCTGTGTAAACTCATAAAAACTCGCAATCGACCATGATTTCCGTGAGCATAGCCAAAGTATTTATCTCCTGGTCAGCGACAAATGCCGCTTTATACTGATAATCCGCTAAAATAATTATGGCCTGCGGAACGGATTGCGGCTTTAGCAACTCATTTAGCGAATCGTAAATCTTCCTGTACATGGTGGCAGGATCAATGTCATGGCTGGCCACCCACTTCCGGACATTAGAAAAGTCTTTCGACTTCAGGTAGCCAATCAGCTCAGTAAGGGTTATATCACCAATCTGCGACAGGATACCAGTATCGATCTTACCAAACTGAGAGTAACGCTGCAGCTCATTGATGATACGGCGAAAGTCTGGAAAGTGTTTCTTGATGAGCTCAGCCAGGACCTTGTCATCATACTCGACTTTTTCACTTTGCAAAATCGATTGAATTCTCATGAAAAAGAGAGAAGCCATCTTAGCCTTCTCACCATTCTTCAAATTGAATTCAACGACAGCACAGCGACTATGCAACGGCTCAATGATTCGATTCTTGTAGTTACAAGTAAAGATGAAAGAGCAATTACTTGCAAACTCTTCTATAGCATTACGAAGAGCAGGCTGTGTCGAATTTGGATTCAGATAATCAGCTTCATCAATGATGATGACCTTGCGGCCACCAGACAAAGACATAGATGAAGCATAGTTCTTAATCGTTACACGAAATGTGTCGATGTTTCTTTCATCAGAACCATTGATTACGATGTAGTCGCAGCCGATCTCGTTGCACAGAGCTTTCGCTACTGTTGTTTTCCCAACGCCCGCTCCACCACTCAAGAGAAGATTTGGAATGTTTTGTTGATTGACGTACTCCTGAAACGGCTTCTTTAGCCGTTCCGGGAGAATACAATCTTCGATGGTTTTGGGACGATACTTCTCTGTCCACAATAGATGTTCCATTTTTAGTCCTCACGTAAATCATAATAAAGTGTAATTGTATCAGTTGTTAGAGTTTAATGTGGCAATTACAGTTAAGTAATTCTCTCTAACTTGGTATGTAATACTATTTGAGGTAAAAATATTCGTGACAGCATCAAGTTCATTTGTATCAGGATTAGGATACAATGTTTCATACACGGCTACAACATAGTCAGAGTTGATAGCGATAGTGTCTGATGCATTACCTTCAAAAACATTTGTAAAGTTATATAAAGCCATTATTCAGACCTTTCGAATTTGCTTCCAGATTCAGTAGTGATCCAGTATTTTAGAGCGATGTTTTTGTTATTCCAACGGGAGATTCCTTTTGAAGAAATAAAAACATCATAAGAACCGGGCATAACTTTAGTGATGTTTTCTGTTTTGAAAATCATCTTGTATTTGTTACCATCACCCTTAACATTTAGTTTAAGAGAGTCGGTATGCGAAGAGTCATTTTGAAGGTCGAGTGTGACGATATGAACTTCTTCACCATCAGATTGAATAGCCACATGAGGAGAAGATAGAACAGACGCAGCACGTAGAATCCATTCGAAATCTTCCGAAGAAAATTCGAACTTGATTTCTGGTTCTGGCATTGCAATATCTTTTTCGGGTGGTGTGTTAATCATTTTTGGATCACAAAAACGATATTTGATTTTACTACGACCTTTATTACCAACGATCACCACATGCTTGTCGTCGAAATCGAAAGACGGGTCATCTTTGTGTAGAGAAACTACAGAAAGAAAATTGTTTAGGTCATAAACACCAAAATCAGTAGGAATATCTTCTTTAATATCCACTTGAGCGAGAATATTTTTATGAGAAGAAACTGTCTTTAGTGTGTTACCTTTTTTGAAAAACAAACCTTGATTGATAGAACCAAAGTTTTTTAGTACAGAAAGGGTATCATTTGATAACTTCATGTTTTACTCCATAATTAAGAATTGTCATCTACTGAATATAGTATATCATGTTCATACAGAAACATGAGGCAACACATAGCATGAGCTAAGTGATGGCGACCAGATTCAGGATCATTTACTTCACCTTCTTTCCATGCCCAGATATGTCTTTGCATGGCATCAAAGTATCTACGTTTGGAATCAGAAACTTTTTTCCAATTATCACGTTCATACTTTTGAGCACCAAAGGTAAGAACATCAACTGTGGCTTTTAAAGCCAAAGGTGGAAGCAAACCATATTCTAGTTTGCCTCCATCAAATTTACGACCTTGCTCTTGCATTACAGCCTTCCAGTGAATTGAGCAACAGCAGGCATATTACCTGTGAAAGCGTAAGTACCAATATGTTGTGTTCTCATCCAAGGACACAGATAGATTTTACCGCCCATTTTACGCCACATTTGGCAGAACATGTAATCTTCTGATAGATAGCGTTCTGATCCACCACCAGTGATAGAATCTTTGTGGTCAATTACTGTATCAAAGTAGGCATGAATGTAACGTGATCCATCAAAGTTGGCTTGACCAACATGATCTGGCTTGTATCGAATGTTTGGATATTCCACTTCCATTCTTTCAAACACGTTACGTTTTACCAACATGAAACCTGTTCCAATTTCCATCACTTCTAAGGGTTCGGTAACTTGAAAGTGTTGTGTGCCTTTCACTACATTGAATACATATTCACCAACAAGGTTTTCAAGTTCTTTTGGTTCCATATTTGGGTGTGTTCGTGCAGCTGTAGCCACATTACCCCAGTTAATAGATTTTTTTGGATAAGGAGCACCAATAACATCCTTATCTAATGCCAACAGAGCTAAAACATCTTGCGGATTGTAATGAATATCCGAGTCAATGAAAAGTAAGTGTGTGTAACCTGAGCGGAGAAACTCGTCTACCAAATAATTTCTTGCTCTGGTAATGAGTGATTCATTAAACAGAAATGAAAATTTGGTTTCTACACCGTATTGTGTCATAACTGTTTGTAAATCGAGGCAGGACTTTACATACAGTCCATGTGACATACCGCCATACATCGGCGTAGCAACAAATATTTTATTTTTCTTCAAATCATCAATCTTAACTTCAATTTCCATAATTCACCCATAAAATAAAAAGAGGAAGTAACACCTATATGTATTACTTCCTCGATGCTTTTTCTAGCCCAAATTAGGCAAAAGCATTGATACCTTGCATACGAAGATATTCTACACCAGCGGCGACAACTTTCTTAGTTGGCTTGCCTAGTTTGTAGTATTGAATCTTGCGGCCATCGGCGAGAGTTTTACGATTGGTATAAATCGCATATCCCTCTTTGCGGAGTTCATCGATACGGGCAGTCACATTATCGATTTTGAAGCGAGCACGAGCTTGTGCAACGGTCAAAGTGTTGTAGCCATCTTCTTTCGAAAGATAAGCAAGGATTTTTTCTTTTGCAGACATGTTAGAATAGTTAGGCATAACAAACTCCATAAATTGGTCTCACATTAAAAACGGTTGAGAGGAGACCGTTCTCTCAAGTTGACAATTATAAACTTACCTTCTTTGTTTGTCAACAGTTAGTCAGGTAAAAGATAAAAAAATAGCCCATCTTAACCGATGGGCTGAAATTGATTAGAAAGGTTGTTCTGGTTCAACAGGAGCTGAAACTTCCGGAGCAGGTGTTATTTCTTCAGGATTAACACCGGCATCAATTTTGCTATACAGATCGAGAAAACTTGCCTTAGTATCTTCATCAAAGCGATTTAGGCAGAGCGAAATTGATTTCATTTTATCACCGTGAATACCATAAGTATTTACGATATGCACCAAACGGCGAGTAGAAATCACTTCATCACAACCACCATCATCGAAAGTTCGGCGAATTGTATCAGCCCACAATACCAATTTATCAGAGAAATCGGCATCTTCACGACCAACAGATTGTAGTTCCTTTTCGATGATTTTCTTTTCGATTTTAACAGGAGGCCACTTCTGTTCGTAAGTGTTCAGAAAACGCTCAAGAAATGCTTCGTTCAGAACATTGGTGAACATATAACGACCGTCATCAGAACCTTTACCTTTAGTATTTGCGGTAGCAAAGATAGTGAACCCTTCAGCAGGAACAATCAGTTCACCTTTCTTTTTGAGCATGAAAGGTTTACCTTCTAGAACACGCTGAAGGCAAGATAGATTCTGAGCACCATAGTCAATCTCATCGATACACAGAACAGCACCTTGACGAGCAGCAGTGGTCACAGGACCATCACGCCATTCCATATTGCCATTAATCAGAACATAATTACCAAGAAGATCACCTTCATCGGTTTCAGGTGTCATCGAAATACAAATGAATTTTCGTTTTGCCTTTGCACAGGCTTGTTCGATGCTCATGGTTTTACCGTTACCAGAATGACCAGTAACGAAAACAGGGAAAAACTTTTTCGAAGAAACAATCGAAACAATATCCTCAAAATCACCAAAAGGAACATAGTTTTTGTATTGTTTAGGAATCAAATCAACGCTGTCCAAATCAGTTTGAACATTAACGATTTTGTTTGTGGATTTTTCCATGGCTTTGGTCATAGGAATAACTTGAGCCTGCATATTAACAGTATCAACAGTGGCAGCAGGAACTCGGTAAAGGCCACGGGAAACTTTGTTTGTTTCTTCTTTAGTAAACCATGAAGCACCAGAAATTCCCAAAGTTTCACACACTTGCTTAATCTCCGTTTTAGTCACTTGGGCTTTACCCAGACCTTGGAGAGCTTCTAGAAACTTTTGACGGGTCATTTCACGCTTAGTCATAATGTAAACTCCATATCAATGTTGTACAACAATTATATCAAAAAAACAGCCCTTTGTCAAGGGCTGTTGCCAATAAACAACATCAAGTTGCAATACCTTCAATGAATTTAGAAACAAGAATTCGATTGATTTGTTTGCTCTTATTATATTTCATGAAGGCATTTTTCAATTTAGCCGAAGTTATTTTACCTTCAATTTCAAGTTCCTCATCTTCAGCCAAAAGATCATCACCACCATTTATAAAGAAAAATGAATCAAATCCAGGGTTCTTAGAAAGAAGGTATTTTTCTTTTCTGAATTTTTTAGCTAATTCTTTCTTTATATCCCACATATCGGCATTGTAAGGCAAATGATTACCATTCTTATCACAGTATTTTGACATCAATACCCGACTAATGTTGGTTGGTGGAACAATAAAGAAACCAAAAATTTTAGAACCAGTCGTTTGTGAAAACCACTTCAAAAGAGATTGATTCAAATTAGTTTCAATTTTTGATTGAAACTTTATTTTTTTATCCTGCATAATCACGTTTTGTGAAGTAGTATTGTACCAACCAGTATACCCAGAATTTTCTTCATTGGGCTCTTTGTGATAGCGATTGATATCATCAGATTCACCGTCATGAACAATGACCAAATTTGTAATATCCAAGTTATTGGTTTTCTTGAATTTTTCCATAATAGGTTTCATTGCTATGATCGCCTCATTCATTGGTGTATTTGATAACGATTCACTTTGTGGCCGCATAATATACCGAGTGCCACGACCAGCATACGACATTTTCAGCAAAATCATATTCTTCAATGCTTTGTTAAACTCAGCATTTCCCATATTTGAGTTCAAGTATTCACGAAGAATAAGATCAGAGGAACCAAATTCATTTAGATTTTGACTAAAAGATTCTGGCTTTCTTACATCATAAGATTTTTCGTTATCAATATACCATGTGGCTGTGCAATTTGAAAACGCATAAACATGAAAAGGAATATTCACTTTACGGCAAAACAAAGATAAAACAAGAATTTGTTCAATCGAGCCGGCCATGTTTTGTGACATGGAACCAGAATAATCCAAAAGAAGAATCATGCCATGCGATTTGCCTTTTGGCACAATCGTAAGTTTACGGAAAATATTATCATCAAACTTGTAAAGAGACAATTTGGAAACATCAATATCACCAGTATCCGATTGTTTTGATTTGCTAAAAGCTTTTGCAGCCTTACGCATTTCAAACTCTTTCACCAAAAGGTTGATATACTTTTCGTTTTTGGTTTTGAAATCTTGAACAAATTTGTTTACATCATTTGCCGTGAACCGATTTATAGCAATCTGTGAAGCAAAACTATCCGATAGAAGTTGTTGTACTCGCTTTGCAGGAGTAACAATGACATCCAAATTCGGAGTTGGCATATTCAAATACAAGTAAGGTTTGCATTTTTCATCCAAAAGTTTATCTTCATTCTTGCGATACTGTTCATCTGTTTGGCATCCAGGTGAAAAATCATCGAAGCCATTATCAAAAGAATTTTGTGATTCTTTTCTAGATTCTAGATTTGATCCATTGGATTTTTCACCTTCAGAATTGAAATCATCTTGGGAGTTTTCAGAATTTTCCGGATTGGAGTTTTTATCACCACCTTCAGAAGTTGAATCTGGTTCACCATCGGTTTCATCTTCTTCAGATTCAATATCATCGAAATCAAATTCTTCTTCACCATCATAAGAGCCGTTGGAATTGGAAAAATCTTGAATCGTTTCCAGTTGGTATTGCTCTTCTTTAGAATATTGGTAAATTTTATCGGCTAGTTTTACTACATCTTCCCAAGTTTCTAGAGCTTGTACTTCTTGAACCATCAATTGCTCTTCATCGGTAAAACCGATATCTAAAGAGTATTGGCTCTTGGTGTACAAATTCAATCGATCAATAAAGGAAAGGCTGTCAATGTTTTGATCTTTAATGCCAAAGAAATCACGCTCAAATAGGTCATTGAAAGCTTTGCGGAAAGAAAGCCGAAGACCGGGGTATTTACGAATTACTTTTTTCTCGATTCGAGCATCTTCGAGAACATTTAGGAATGATTTGTATCCTTTGCCTTTAGACTTGTCGGTAGCAACATCATGCCAACCTTCCGCAGGAGTGTACAAAGCATGGCCAACTTCATGACCGGTCAAAAGGTCATAAAGGTGGCCAGACATATTTTGCCAAATTGGCAAGTAGAGAACACGGTTTTTTGTATCGAACATAGCAGTTCGAATTTTTTGGTGTTCGACCGTAAGGTTCTCAGTTGCCATAAGTTTAGCAAGCTGAGACTTTTGTTCAACAGTAAAAGTTGTCATATCGTTAACCTTTGTCAGTATAGGTTAATGGTAACACAAAAGTGGAGGTTTGTCAACCTGTTGCGGTATTTGCAACAGTTATCACTTTGATAAGGGTGGAGCGGTTCAGAGGAGTTAAACCTCTCTACCTTCGGGGGAAGGCTGTCTCGGACTCACCGCACTAGAAAAGATTATATCAGATTATCGACCCACTTGAGGCAAATATTTATCTTTTGTTTCTTGCCAGGTTAAGACGGCAAGATCATCATAAAAAAGGTTTTCGGTAGATATTCTACCTTTCTTTGCCAATTGTTTGATTCTCGGTTTGGCATGTTTTTGTTTCCAAACATTGGTAAGATTCTCGACACTTGTATCAAATAATTTTACCATGTTACTGCCATCATTTTCGCCACGAAGAAATTCACAAGTCTTATCATACAATGGCGAAAAATAAATTCCTCTTGCATGTTCGGAACGAATCAATTCTTTTGGTACAGAAAGTTTGTTGTATGCAAAAGACAGCGATCTGTTTTTATGGTCACGTTTATGTGGTTGACCAGATGGTTTCTTTGCAACATACCACTCAAAATATTTTCTGGTGTGATTTGTTTTTAACCACTCACGAATCATGTAACGTGTTTCTGCCAGAGGTTCAAATGAAACTGAGCCTGAAGTAAAACCCATTGGCTGCCAAAAATCTAGATTATCGTATTGAGACAGACCACCGGCCTTTGTTTTACCATACAAAGAAGTCGTGGTTATACCAACAAGTTTATCACCATATAAGTTTTCCCATAATTCTTGAATTGGTGTTGACAAGCAAAGAAGTGCTAACAATTTACCACCAACATAATTAAAACCGAGAGGTTGTAGTGGAACAATTGTTGAACCAATGGCTGTATGATTAATCATACCACCCTGAGTTTTCTTTTCTCTTTCCCAGCCAATAAAGTTATCTCTTGGTGTTAAATCAAGAAAGTCTGAACTGATGCAAGTAACACCAAGATACTTTTTAGTTACTTTATCACGTACAACAAAATTTAAGTTACGACCAATATTAGAATTGTTTTTCATCGTTGAAGAAAATGTACGTATACAATTCCACAACTCAGGTAAATCATCTTCTTTATTTGTATATAGGAGTTCTGGCTCAATGTTTAAGTAATCATCAACATCGTTTTGTACCCAAAAGTTGCTCTTGATTTCATCAATAGCCTTCTGTTGATTCGGGTCGGAGATGACTCGTTTCTCTCCTTCCCACAAATCATTGACCACAATAGATGGATATCTATCTTGCACTTCACACCATTTCTGGAACAAAGTATACTCTTTAACATCCATTTGTGAAACATAGGACAAATCACGAATGACCCTCTCCCGAAGATCACTCTCATCAATGTTCTCATACACAATGCCGGAATCTCTCCATTTATCCCATTGTGTTTCTACATCATCTTTTGGATCAAATCGATAACTCATTATTTTTCACAGCTCTCTTTATCTTTTTAAGCATCTTTTGTTGTTTTTGCTTTGCCATTTTAATTGCTAATGAACCTGCATGTTCAACAAATCTGATACCGTTCATGTGATCTAATTCATGTAAGAAACATCTGGCAGTTAGACCACTCAGTGTAGTAGTTTTTGTTTCACCATTTTGATTGATAAACTCTACTTCAATCCAACTAGGCCTGCTTATTTTAAGAAATAAACCTGGGTAAGAGAGGCAACCTTCAGGTTCTTTTTTCAAATCATCCGACATATTGATTACCTTTGGATTAATAAAGGCAAGTTCCATGTCCTCATAACCAATAACAAAAACTCTTTTCATTATGCCGCATTGATTAGCGGATAAACCAAGGCCTTTATACTTCTGTCGAGTTAAATGAAGTTGTTTAATCAACTTGTTCATTGCTGGTGAAGGTAATGGGTCTGTATACTCAGGCATTACCATTCTTAACATTGGAGAATTGTCATCGTATACTGGTAAAGGTTCAATTACTTCTGTTTTTCCCAAGTTGACGGATGTATCAATCTTTAAAATATCATCACTCATAGCACATAATCCTCCGCAGAATCTTCTGCTGATTGTAGTTTAGTAAATTTGGATGTATAGTGTACTCCAAAAACATCTTTAAATGAAACTACGAATTTCTTTTCTTCTTCGTTCACATAGACCTTGGCAGTCCTTTCGCCATTCTCACTCATATATTCACTTATCAATTTCATCTCATCACCTTTGAGAAGTTTTTTTCTTTTGCAAAACGAATAGCTGTGATAAATTTATCTTGTAAGATATCACCTTTGTGGCTGATAACAAACAAATTTACACCCTCTAGCATGTGAAGAATCTTCATCAACTCTTCTGTGCCACCAACATCTAAACTAGAATCAAATGTTTCATCAAGTATCAACAAATTTGTATTTGCGGAATTCTTTAACTTAGCCACAGCACGCCAAGTCAACATCAATGCCATATCAATTCTTTGTTTTTCACCTTCTGAAAAATTGTGATAACTAAAATCGTCACGATGGCGAGACTTGATAGTTTCTTTAAAAGATTCATCTAAATTAAAGTTCACAAAAAAGTTTAACGACGATAGGTATTTGTTTACCAATTTATTGATAATTGGCAAATACTGTTTAATAATTTTAGTTTTAATACCAGTATCTTTGAGTAACAAAGATGCAGCATCATAGTATGTTTTATCAGTAAGTAACTGCCTTAATTCAGATTGCGTTTCTTTAATTTCATTTTGTAGATTTACAAGTTCACTCTGGTCTACACTGTCATTATTTGTTTGTAAATTTTTGATTTCTTTTTCAAGGCGAATGATGTTTTCGTTATAGCCTTTTATAAGTGTTTGTGTTGTGGCCAATTCAATACGAACATTCGATCTTTCTTTTTCATCATTACGAACAACCTTCAGTATTGATTCATGTGCCGTTATCTTAGCTTGTAATTCTTTGAGAGCCTCATTGAGTTCATGCTCTTTCGATGAGAGTTCAGAGCATAGTGTTTCTTTAAACTCCACGGTAATGGCTTGCCTACAAGTTGGACAATCAGCATTGTGTTCATAGAACTGTGTATCATTTCGAACTTTGGATATCTTGCTTTCAATCTGAGACTCAACTTTCTTGTACGAAGCAATCTTGTTCTCAATCTCAGGCGCTTTTGCAACAGTGTCATCCAAACTGGACAGTCGTTCGACCAATATGTCAATCTCGTCAGATAATGTGCCAATGGTTTCTCTATTACTCTGTATCTCACCATCATACTCTTTTACCTTCTCTTCGTTATTCTGATTGAGTTTATCTAGATGTTCTTTCTTCAGATCATATTTCTGTTTAAGTAGTTCAATCTCATTTTTCTTTTGAACCATTTCATCTTTGTTTGATGATAGTTTACTCTTTACCAAACTATTCATTACTGAGAAGATTTGAATGTCTAACAAATCTTCAATAATGGCTCGACGGTCAGCAGCAGATAACTGCATGAAAGGAGTAAAAGATGCTGAACCAAGAATTACAATCTGTGTAAAAGACTTGTAGTTTAGCTTGAGAATAAACTTTTCTAAGTATTCTTGATAGTCTCTAGAAGCTGCATCTTGATTTAACAGTTCGCCATTCTGATAGATTTCAAATACACTTGGTTTTATACCACGAATTATCTTGAATGACTTATTACCAACATCAAACTCCACTTCTACAACACATTCTTTACCGTTAATTGAATTTACAAGCTGAGGTTTATTGATATTGCGAAACGCTTTACCAAATAAACCAAAGCACAAAGCGTCTAGCATTGTGCTTTTACCTGAGCCATTTTCTCCAACAATAAGTGTGTTTGTGTTGGCGTTTAACTTAACCTCTGTAAACGTATTGCCTGTGCTTAAGAGATTTCGCCATCTTACATTACGAAAAACAATCATTATTTAAATTTAGGTCCAGTAATCCAGACAACAAGAGACTTTCTACGGCCTTTTGTCACCGGAGCAACTCTGTGTATGGCATAAGAAGGAAAGAAAATCATTCGACCACGGGTCAAATCAACAGTTTCAGCATTAGATTCTTGGCCAGAATTTATTTGAAATTCTCCACCCTCGAAGTCTACACCAGGCTCGTTTAACAACAGCGACATGGATAACTTTCTAGTTTCATCCATATTTTCTGGCATGTTTTTGCCATTAATCATATCTTGATGAAAATCGTATTTACCTAATTCATCACCTTCATATTCAGTGTACTGAAAAGATTCATATCCGTTTAGATTGTAATTAAAGAATCTTTCATTGATACTCTCGATGACCCAATTAATTCTTTCAAAAATCCAAGCAGTGTTTTCACCATAATTATAAAACTTTACATTTGAAACACGAACATCTTCATTGACCAATTGTTTAGTGTGTTCACCTACTGTTGTACCCCTTTCAACACCGTTTGAGGTAAAAAACTGGCACATTTTGTCCAATTCTTCTTTTGTAAAAGCATTATCCCAATAACACCAAGTGTAAGTAATTCTACGTCTTTCATCAGGATTATTATAGATTGTCTTGTACATCATTCTACCTTTTCTAGCGTGAGAGATTCCACATAAAGTTCTCTCATTAAATTCTTGAGTTTATCCGATTCAACTTGCAACTGCAAATTGTCAATATATTTGGACAAGATTGTCATTGTATCTTCAGCTTGGTCAACAATGTCTTTATCATCATCAGCAATTACTTCGGTAAAATCTTCGACGATTGAAACATCACAAGCGCCTGCTTTATAAATCTTATCTATAACAATATCAAATAAAAAAGGATTCATCTTCTCTATCACTATGACTTTAACGTAACAACCTTCATAGATAGAATAATCGAATGATTTATAATTTTCAGAAAAATGTTCTAAACCATCTTTGTAGTTTAGTTTGTAAAACATTCGATTTTTGTTTTCAACGAATTCTAGTGATCTTGTTTCAGTATCAAAGATATGAAATCCTTTTGGATCATTATAATCTGCCCATGTCATTTCGTATGGCGTACCAACATAGGTAATATTATCTGATGAAGATTTATGGTGAAAGTGTCCACTTAACACCACATCATACTTTGATAATGCTTTCCTGTCAAGGCCACCTTGATGAACATTGCCTCGATCCATTTCAAAACCATCTATCTCAAAATGACCAAAACAAATTTGTGATTTACTGTTTTTTATTTTTTCAAAAATTTCATTCTCATTATCTGGACAAATCCAAGGAACAATATCAATAGAAACACCATCAAATTCTAATGTATCAAAATCATCATAGTATTCGAGATTTTCATACTCGTTCAACAACAAGCCTGTTGAATTTACCTCAAGTGTGTTTTTAAATGCTATGTCATGATTACCAAGAAGTGTGTGTACTTTAATACCTAAAGTCTGGCATCGGTCAAAAAAGTATTGACGGCATAGATGTAGTGTATTGAAATTGATAAACTTTCGGCGATCAAACAAATCGCCTAGTTGTACCACACAGTTGATATCATTTTCGATAAGGTATGGAAAAAATACTTCATCATAAAACTTTTGGAAGTATTTGTGAAATTCTAAAGAATCACCTCGAGCTCCAAAATGGGTGTCTCCGAGAACACATAATTTCATAATATTTTATTGCCTTTTTTCATATTTCATCAATAAATTTTTCTAGACCTTTTGTTTTGTTTTCTTTTTTCTTACGTTTGTTTTCCTCGAACGTCTGAATAAACTCCGATATGTTATCATAGAGTTGAAATTGTTTTTGGTGTCCATCGGCATCTTCAAACATTTCGAACTCATCTAGAATACCAATTTGTTCAGTTGCCTTATACTTTACATATAATTGTTTTTTCTCTTTTTGAATTCGACGTAAGAAAGCATAATATATGATTTGAGTAAAATATGCAAATGGATTGTTACTCTTTACCGGGTCAAAGTTACGAAAATACATTAAACAATTTTCTATACCATCGGCAATCATCTCATCACGGAAAGAATAAGAAATGAAGTTTGGTTTTCTTGATAAGTGTTCCGCAATTTTCAAGAAACATTCACCTAGATAATTCGGTATAGGCGGATCGTTTTTCTTTTCTTTTTTGGCAATGTCACATTGTTTTTGGTATTCAATCAACGCTGCCAAAAAATCCGAGTTGTTGATATAGTGTTTTGTTTTTTTAGTGGTCATAGGTCTTTTTCAAATAACTTTGCCATTGCTGTTCTTCTATCATATTTGTAATCAGGATATGGTCCATTTTTATCGACATAGTGCATGAATACTTGACCCATTCTATATTCAGGAGGTCCTTCACACACCTCTCGCCAATGTTCCAAATCACAACCACGGTACACTACTGCATCGCCTTTGTCAAGCTTATATTCGGCATCTTTCATCCAAATAGGCCAATTATATTCTCCTGTATCACCAAGCTTCAATGTACAGGAGATTTCACATGATGGCCTATCAGTATGTTTTTTAAGCTCGTTACCTGGTTTGTATAGTCGAGTGTAAGTATAGGTAGGATACAACTCTAGGCCCGTAACTTCTTCCATTCTTGGCCGCATATGCTTCATTAAAGAATCAAAAGCCATATCACCATGTCGGGAACCATAAGAACCGGGAACTTGTTCATCTCCCTGTATTGCTACTTTACTTTGTCCTGATAATACAATAGCATGTGTAGAAAACCTTAGATACTCAAAAAGGTAATCTGCTACAGCAGGATCAATAAAATTTTTGACGAACACATATCCTTGTTCTTGGAAAATATCTTTATGTTTCATTCTTTACCTATAAATTTGCTTGACTTTGCTCTTGACAACATCTATGATGGCGGTGTCCCGTTTAATGACAACTCTTCCTTAACCTTATCCAATAACCTTAAAACCCTTTTCCTGTATTCAAACCCCAACATTGAAGCCTTTTTACCAACATTGTATGGTGGTATTTTATTTAGCGAGTAGTATTGGTCTGAGGTAAGATCAATCAATTTTTGATTTAGGTCAATCACCCACCAATGCCAAATACCTTCTTCATCCAATCCATGGTACAGTTTTAAATTCTTAGTACCAAATATTTTCTGTAAGCAGGCTGATGCCGTGTGACAATGACCAAATGTTGGGTTGGTTTTGTTTCTTTCAATCCATTTTTTAGGAAGTAAATCTGGCGTCAGGTGTTTCATAATTATACCCGATACCAGATTTAAGTTCTTTTCATTATACTCCATCAAACATTACCATAGATATTATTTTTGAGATAAGTGTAACCTTTGATAAGTTCTTCAACACCATTATCAATGGTATAATAAGGCATCCAACCAGTTGCTTCTAATTTTGCATTAGATACAATGTAGTTTCTTTGATCTGGATCCTTTTTGATATCGCCTTCTACAATCGTAAAGTTTGGTAGTTGTTTCTTAATTATTTCACATAACTCCAACTTAGAAACATTCGCAGACGAAAGACCAACATTGTATACGTTACCTTTCATTTCTTCAAACTGGTAGATAGCATGTAGAAATGCCTCACAAACGTCACGAACATGAATATAATTTCGTTTAAAGTGTCCTTCAAAGATAACGACATAACCATCATTAACAGCACGGTAAGTTAAATCGTTTACTAACAAATCAGTACGCATACGTGGTGACATACCAAATACAGTAGCCAATCTATAACTGATGGAGTTTTCCCGTTCCATCAAAACTTTTTCAACAGCGACCTTATCAACCGCATATTTTGAAATTGGTCGTAACGGAGATTCTTCTGTACAGAAATTGTTTTCGTCACCTGTACCATATGCCGAATTTGTAGTAGGCATAATGATGCGTTGTTCTTTTGAAATATTATTTAGCATCCAAAATACAGCATCTTTGTTTGTTGTATCTGCACCAACAACATCTTTATTACAAAGTGGTGCACCAACCAAGGCAGCCAAAGGAATAATAATGTCTGCTTCTTTTAGTAATGGTGCCATGTGTAAAGGATTACGAATATCTCCATTTACAATCGTCAAGTCTTTATTTTCACACAAATGATTTAGACCCGTTTGGCGAAACATAAAGTTGTCAATAACGGTAACTCTATAACCTACTTGTAGTAGATATTCCACCAAAATACAACCAATGTAACCAGCTCCACCAGTTACTAGAACTCTCAAATTTCCCATACTATACTCCGTTTAAAATGTTTACGATTTCATCCACTTCTTGTTTTTCCATTGTTGGAAAATTACCAATGTACAGACCATAAAAGTGAACATGTTCGGTATTTGGAAAATCTTTTAGATCGACATTCACAACATCTTTTAAATAAGGTTGTCTTAATTGATTTCCACCACCAGCAGAACCTCTTCTAAATTCAACTCCACTTTCACGTAGTTTTGTTGACAATCTATTCATAAAATCATCATCTTTATTTTTCAAAACGATGTTGAAGGCATAATTACTTTGACCTTCTAAATTAAACTCTGTGAAATAGTTATCGTTGAGTTTACTTAGCAACCTATGGTTATTGTAGTTTCTAACTTTAACATTTTCATCCAACCTTGGCAACTGCTTTCGACCAAGTATTCCACCAAGTTCATTGTTTCTCATGTTGTATGCTGCATAAGAAAATATAAAATCTGGATTTAAATCAAAATTGTTTTCAATATAGTTTTGTTTTAGTTCTTGGCTATCACACTCACGAACCATACCATGTGACCTCAACATTCTAAGTGTATGGTAAAGATTCTTGTCATTGGTGCTAATCATGCCACCTTCAATCGTAGTCATATGGTGAGCATAGTAGAAAGAAAAGTTGGACATCCAACCAATACTTCCACATTTTTTACCTTTGTACGTAGCACCATGAGATTCACATACATCTTCAATTAAAGGTATATTTCTTTTTTCTAATTCGTATATAAGTTTATCTGTGATTGCATTATACCCTTGAATGTGGGAAAGAAAAACTGCTTTTGTTTGTGGAGTAATTGCAGCGATAATTTTATCTGTGTTCATACCTAAAGTATTCAGATCAATATCTACAAACACAGGTTTGAAACCACATTGAATCACTGAAGCAACATCGGATATCCATGTTAAAGGCGGAACAATGACCTCGCCTCCATATGGGTGCATAATTTTAAGTGCAGTCATTGAAAGTAAATTTGCTGATGCACCAGAATTTACAAATACGGAATACTTCACACCCAACCACTCAGACCATTCTTCTTCAAACTTCCTGCAATTTGGCCCATTTGTTAAAATAGGATCATCTTGTTTTAGATGCTCAATCATGGCATCTAAATCTTCTCTAAGAATATTGTTACGCATCAAAGGATATTTCATAACGACCTCAATCTGAAAAATGAATTATGTGACTTCCATCTTTATCGAATTTAAATGGAACCCAAACTTTTATTTCGTCTAGCTGTTCTTTAAATTCTTTTTGCCTATTTGGCGGAACCAAAAATAAGAAAAAACCACCGCCGCCAGCACCCATTAGTTTTCCACCAAGAGAGCCAAGGCTAATTGCTTTGTTGTATATCTTATCTATCCACTTGTCAGTAACACTATCTGATAAGTTTCTTTTTAATCTCCAACCAGCATCTAACAAATTACCAATCTTGTTCATTCCATTACCTGCCATTAAAGCTTCAAGAGCATGTTCGGTTAGTTCTGACATAGACTTCAAATAAAAATCGGTATTTTTTTGTTTGATGTTTTCAACCTGTTTTTTAGATTGCACTTCAGCATATCTACTTAATCCTGAAAACCCTAACATGATATGTGATTCTAATTCTTTCATATAGTTAGGAGATAGAAATAAAGGATAAGAATTCCAATTTCTTCCTGGACCCATTTCAATCAATCTTATACCACCATGAGCCGCCATAATTTGATCTTGAATACCAACATTTTCGCCGATCATTTCTTGCTCAATATAAATCGCCTGTCTCGATAACTCTTCTAGAGAAACATACTTACCTTTAAAGTTATACAAAGCATTTAAAAGACCCACAGTAAAAGATGAACTTGAACCTATCCCCGATCTTGCTGGTAAATCTCCATCATAAGATATAACCACACCTTCTTTTATGTCCATATATTGAAGGCATGCTCGTACAGAAGGGTGTTCAATTTCTTCAACGGAATTTACTCGTTCAACTTTCGAATATGATACTGAAATCTTATGCTCAAAAAATGGTGGCAATTCTTTGACATGAACATAACTATAGTTTGCCATTGAAGCTGAAATTACTTTGCAAGGATTGTTTTCAAACCAAGCGGGGTAATCCGTGCCTCCTCCAAATAAAGAAAGTCTATAAGGCGTCTTAGAAAAAGACATATTCATCGAATTATCCTTTTAGCAAATTCAACAATCTTTTCTTTCGAAGGTGGCAGATTATCAACTTCTGGATAAAAACCTGCGGTGCGATCATCTAAACCCATAACATAAACTGTAGCATTTGTTTTTTGTATCAGATCAAAGGCAAGAGATTTAGCAACACCATTTACGTAATCATCATCAAGAACTATACCTTTTTGAGCTCTGCGTAAAGAAACAACAGACTCATCACTAGGTTCAAAAGGTTTTATTTGCACTATATGGTGAACTGCAACTCTGTAACCTTCTTTCAATAATTGTTTTGCAGCTTCTTGTGCAGCAAATCGAGTAATAGAAGTTGGAAATAAAACAATATCTGGAAAAGAATCATTAATATCTTCTAGTTCTTCTGTATTGTTGTAAGCGCCTCGGTGTTCTGAAACATAAAAGACTTCATCACTTTCCATAAAATCTTTATAAACTTTTTTATATTCACCTGGTGTCATTGGTGAAACGATTCGAACACCGGGCATTCTATAATATAAAGCGTGGTGAGAAGAACCGGCAACTGGACCAATGCCACCTTCCATAGCAATTGAACGAACAAACATTGGACATGGCACACCCCAAATCTCTTTAGACTTGGCAGCATAGTTGATAATTATTGGTGCATTAAACCAATTGAATCCTTGATAACGAATGATATACATTGGCCTTCTTCCTGCCAATGCTGCGCCAACAGCAAAACCTCCACCCGCTACATCAGCCATAGAAACTTCTACCATACCATCTTCTTCATATAGTTCTGGTAGTGTACCACCAACCCAACCAACAGCTGTTAGGCACTGGCCCATAGCCAAACCATTTTCTTCCTTTAAATGGTGTCTAACAGTTTCTTTAATTACATCTCTTAGCGTTGCAGACATTTTGACCAAATCTCCTTCACATGTTCTTGAGCTTCAAGATTAATATCATTGCCAAACATCTCAGTAAAAACTTTATGTCGATCAAACACATTGGGGTCATCGATACCCGCACCAGCATGCCAGAATAATCTAATTGTGTTTATGTTTAATAATAAAGGTTTTTCTGTACTACATTGTTGTATAACATTCCACATAGATTCTGGGTCATCTTCAACATTAAAACCATCCATATTCATGGCTTTGGCAACATCATGCATTTCCCAATTACGACGAACCTTTTTCTCGGTTAGAATCGAATAATTGTTATCTTCTACAATATACCAAATAGGTAAGTTTTTAGTTGATGCCCAACCAATTGATGTTACAAAATAATCTTCTTCAGCTGCAGCGTCACCAGTAAAACATAACGTAAACTTTTTATTGGCATAACACATACCTGTAGCAATTGGTCCGTGTGAACCCATTAAACCATCGTGACCATAGATGTTTTTTTCTTTTGATTGTATAGATGCAGAACCACCCATACCGTTAGCACATCCTCTTTTGTCTCCCAATAGTTCGAGAACTAATTGTTCGACATCACCACCAAAAGAAAGGTAAGTAGAATGTCCTCGATGCTGAATAAAAATTTGTTTTTCTATGTCTTTAAGTAATACGGCCAAAGTTGCGGAAATATATTCTTGACCGGCAGAAAGATAAACAGGTATTCGAACATTTTTGTTCTCAACCTGTCTGTAGACTTCTTCTTCGAAAGCACGGCATAAAGCCGCTTTCTTGTATATTTCAAGCAGTGTTTGTTTGTCCATCTTTCACCATATCGATAGCAGTTTTCAACCAAATTCCCATATGATCGTAGTGTGGTGATGATACGATATTGCCATCAACAACCACTGGATCTCTAGAGTATATAGCGCCAGCGTTTTCAACATCATCTTGCATAGCATAATAGGCGCTAATGTTTTTTCCCTTTACGATCTTCGCAGAAATTAATAGCTGGGCGCCAGAACATGTGCTTGCAATTACTTTACCTGTTTTATGCCATGCTGAAATAAAATCTATAACATGTTTCTCTTGTCTAATTTTTTCCATTGCTTTTACACCACCAGGAATAACTAGAAGGTCAAATCTGCTTATCATTTCTTTAGAAAAAATTGGATCAGTAAGATCATCAGTCACAGCATTAGATAACATATTAGTACCTAAAATACCATAAATTTTTCCAATTTGGTGTGCCATCAAGGTAACATCACCTTCTTCTTTCAAACGATAAAAAGGATAAACAACCTCATGGTCTTGAAACTTATCATAAGTAATAATCAATGATTTCATTTTAATCTCCAAGTAATTTTCTTTTCAACTTAACTTTTTTGGTACTATCAAGTTCATCTACGGCTTTTTGGCCAAATTTTGTTTTCATCAAACCAAGGTATTTGTCGCTCGAGTGATATGTGTCCCAGGCTTTGTCTCTAAATGCCAAAATCTCAGCAGCACTTAGGTGAGCGTTAGAAAGATTCAAGGTATCATAAGAGTGTTGACTATAACCAGAATAGGTTGTAGGCAAATCTAAACCAAGAATACGAGCTTGATTATGAAGAGGACTACCTGGGTATGCCATAGCAGAATAGAAGTTAGCCATTTCTGTTGGATTTTCCAATGCAAAGTCTAATGTTGCTTGCATTGATTCATGTGTATCATAAGGAAGTCCAAAGATATAATTACCACCTACATTAATTCCTGCATCACGAATCATATTGATTAAATCTAAAACCTTGACTTCTTGAAATCCTTCTTTATGAATTTCTTTCCTCAATTCATTATTTGGATTTTCAATACCTAATCCTAACCATTTTACACCAGCTTTGGCAAGTTTATCAAGATACTTAGGCTTACAGGTATCAACTCTTGAATATGCCCAGATATTAAAATCATAACCTCGTTCTATAATCAAATCGCAAATGGCTTCAAAATGCCTAGGATTCAAAACAAAAAGTTCGTCAGCAATTTTAATGTTTCGAACACCTTGTCGGGCTATCTCATCGAACTGTTTGATGATGAACTCTGGTGACCACCAACGGAAAACATTACTATCGGCACTTGCAACATCTGTACCCTGTTTAGTTCGGTTGATGATATTAATCATACAGAACGAACATTTGTATGGACAACCAAGACTTGTATAAAGTGCAGCAAAAGGTTGTTTCTCAGTATTATTTGACCATGAGTGCCAACCTGCTGTTCTATATTCACTAAGAGGTCTTAATAAGTCCCATGCCATACCAGGCAGGTCATGCTCAAGCATATCTTTAGGAACAATAGGTGAAGATTCATTCATAATGATATTACCATCATTATCTCTAAAGACTAAACCTTTTACTTTCTTTAGTGATTGTTCTTCTAGATTTGGTAACGACAGAAGAGAATGAAGTGTATACACACCTTCGTTTTGACAAACAGCATCGATGAATGTTTCTTGTTTCATCGTTTCAATAGGCAATGCAGCAACATGACCACCAACAAACACAACGAATGTATTTGGTTGTAGATTTTTTAATTCTCTTGCTGTTGCAGTGGCACCTTCCATGTTTTGGGAAGATGCAGATGGTTGTTGGCCATATACAACAAAACAAACAACTTTGGCTTTATATTCAGTGATTCTTCTGGCAGCAGATAGGTAATCTAGGCCTTCAACTTCAGCATCAAGAATCTCTGGTCTAAACCCTTTTGCTCTCACACTATTTGCCAACATGGCTGCCCAGATTGGAGGTTCTATAGCGGAGTTATTCTTAGCAAGGCCTTGATAAATTTTTTCAGAAGCGTTAGGATGTACAAATAATATATCAATCATTTTCAACTCACTTAGTAACGTGTATTACGGTTGTGTCCTTTTCTACATCAAAAGAATTAAGTAATCTATTTAATGTTTTGCCGTCTATGACATCTCCTGGCCAAACTACCTTTTGATTTTTTTCGGTAATTACACCACCACTTGTTATGACAAACAATTCAGACTCATCTTTATTTAGCAATAATTCTTTATTGGATGTTTTTAAATGTCTTACCGAACAACCATTTATAAACATTAATTTTGGATTTTCTGAAGCCTCTTCAATCCAAAAACAAGATTCATCTTTTGGTAAATGGTAATTTTGTCCTTCGTATTCTTTACCTGCTCGACCATAAGCATCGTCTAAGCGAACAAGATCGTGTTTATCTTCAGGCGTTTCAATCTCAAATATAAAAGAATCTGTTACAGCTCTTGTTGAATGAAACCTTGATCTAAAAATGTGTATCTTATCTAAACCTTCTAGATCAACAGAATTTCTGAGAAAAGAAAGTTTTGCTTTACCTTTTAATACAACAAATCCAGTGTTCTTATTTGGATGGCAATGCATCGAAGTTTCTTTGTCTTGTTCAATATGAAGATACCATATAGCAACTTCATTATTTCTATAACAAAGGTATTCTTTACCCCAAGGTTTCTTTACAACTATATCATCATAATTCATCAATGCACCCTATTATTCCTTTTCTCTCTCATTAAGTTCATAAGTTCTTCTTCATCTATGTCATCTTCTTCAGCTTCTTCCATTGAACTAAACAAAGCACCTTTCAAAGATTGTTCGCCAATCTCAGACATAACTTCATCTGTTATAAGTTGACTATAATACTCTATCAAATCTTCTTTAGGATCAAAAACAGTTAGAATGTCAGAATCATATATGGTAGCTGAATTTTCTTTAATCAATTCTATTGGAAGCCAAGGCATCATAAACATGACTGTTCTTCCTGATGGTATTCTTTTAAATACTATGTGCATAGGATTGTTTAATAACACTGAAGAGTTTTCTTCATCTTGTTTACAATCTGCAATGATATCTTCACCGGTTTGTAGTCGAACGATTTTAATGTTTTCGAATTCAGGCATTTTTAAGCTCGATGTTGTAGAATTTATAGTTAAACTTTTCTTCATCGTATATTTTTACTCGTTCAATAAAATGATTTAATGTGTAATTCACAAACTTACCTATTCTAAAGTCATCGGCAATGTCAAACAAAACCGCTTCTTCTTTATTGTTGCCTATTCTTAGTCCACGGCCTATCGACTGTAAATTCCTAACCCTGGACTTCGAAGGACTGGCGAAGATAATATTATGTAGGTTGCGAATATTGACACCAGTAGAGAAAGTGCCATAAGAAGCAACGATGATAGCGTTGTTTTCTTTTTCAGTAATCGACCTAACCGATTCACGTATCTCAACATCTGTTCCTCCGTAAACAAAAAATACTTTTCTATTGTCACACTTTGAAGAAATCATTTCATGTAACATTTTACCATGTTTTTCCACAAACTGGAAAAGAACTAGTGTATTACCTTCTAGAGATATGGCAAGATTTTTTATGAATTCATTTCTAGCATTATTTTTTACTATGTACTCCATTTCTTGGTTGTAATCCCAAGTTTTGGCTTGTTTACAGATTTCATCAGGATATTTCAGTAACAAACATTTTATTCTAAAACTGGCTAACTGACCTTTTTCGATTAACTCGGATGTAGTTGTTGCTTTGTAAACTGGACCAAAAAGGCCTTCTAACACCAATCTATGAGTTTGAGTTCCGTCTAATGTGCCTGTTGTACCAATTCTATAACTAGCCGTTGTACAATTTGAAAGTATTGTTGTTAATGACTTTGCTTTGAACTGGTGAGCCTCATCACCTAATACAAAATCATATTGTTCAAAATATTCTGAATCATTTTTATAAATTGATTGCCATGTGGTAATCGTTAAGAATTTTTTCGTGGTCTTGTCCTTACCAGCATACTGACGATGACAAAAAGAATCAGAATCGTACCCATAGTCTTGAAAATCCTTATACATTTGTTCCACAAGTGAAGTTGTTGGAACGATTAATAAACCTTTTTTAAAATCTGAAGCCTGTAAATATCTTATGATCGTATATAATATTAAAGATTTTCCCGATGCAGTAGGTGAAAGTAACAACAACCTCTTGTTTCTTACCGCTTGCACAAAAGATTTTAATTGGTAATCACGAACTTCAAAAGGAATATTTAAAGTTTGAATAAACTCTTTTGCTTCTATCAGAGAGAAGTTTTCTGTAGAATTTAATTGAGAATCAATATAGAGATTATATTTTCTCTCATCACAAAACTTTTGAATGTACGGTAAAAGACCGCCGTAAATATTATATGTTCTTAAATCGGCGAGGCGAATCTTTCCATCCCAGAGCCTATTTTTATAGGCTGGAATGAATTGATACCCTGGGACATAGAAAGTAAAGTAGTCACTTAGCTCTTGTGCTAAGTTTTTTTCACATTCGAAACGGATGTAAACTTCATCCTTTTTATATAATTTTAAATCATGCACCCTGTATAAATCTTTCCCATGATATAAAGTCCCTTAATTGGAATGTCCTACTATTTAGCTCTTTTAAAATACTGGTGCAAAGATCAACAATCTCATCATGCATAGCTTTGTTTGCTAGATAACGGTTCATATCTTCATCACTTTCCATATAGAGAGATATATCAGACTTGAGTAAAAGGGAAAATGGTTCCCAACCGTATTTCTTCAATGTCTCATCATCTAGTTTACCAGTATAATATTCCCATTTGAGTTTCTTCATTTTATTATACTTAAATTCGGATTCTTTGGCAAGCAACCTGTGCTTTGAAAGAATGTTCAAATACTTACTATGAAGTTTGGGAATATCTAATAAGGCTTTTCCAGGTTCTGTTCGATCTATATCAGAATCTTTACGCCACATTTCAAGCAGTTCTTCAATTTGTTTCATGTTATAACACCTCCTGATATAATTTTATACCATTGAGGTTAAAATGTCAAGTTATTTTTTCAACATCGTAATAAGTATACCTAAATGTGGCATCTGCTGTGATAGGGCTGTTTGAATCATCTAAGGCATTCATTATGAAGGAAGATATTGAAACTGGGAAAACATCGTGAAATCTAAAGACTAGATTTGGTTTAAATGCCGAGGATAGTAGAGTTACTGTGGCATCAGAAAATTGTGGAAATTTACTTACTTGATTTGTAGAATACTTATTAAGTCTAGGCAAATCTTTATACTCTTTGTATTCTGTTGGGAAAGTCATCGCTCGAATCCAATCATGTATTTCTTTCCATGATTGTAAATCTTCATCAACGATAAAAGTTACCGTAAATAAATCATAGATCGCTTTCTCACCAGGAGAATACATCTCAACAAATGGAGTAGCAACCGGTATTTCAGAAAGAGATATACCAGGAACACTCAAGTTTTGTACAAAGAATTGGGTGTTAGGTAAACGTGAAAAATTCAACTGAAATTTATTCGGTTGAAGAAAACTGGTGTTTTTAGGGTTTCTATTAATTGCTGTCATACGGTTATTTATAATATAAAAAAAGAGGCACCCGAAGGTGCCTCTTTAAGTCTCCACTCTTAACGGTGGGTACATCTTTTAAAAGATTACATCAAGTTGCTGATACGGAACACACGGTAGTAGTTGTTCTTCTGAGCGTTCAGAGCACCTAGACCTTGGTCAGTACCTTCAGCAAATGGGTTAGCAACTAGACCGTAACGAGTCTTGAAGCCAATCTTTGGCTGGAATGTACCAGTATCAACTGCACGAACCATTTGCAGAGGAACGTATGGGCAGTAGAAAATACCAGCGTCATAAGCGTTCGAACCCTTATAACCAACAACAGCAAACTCAGATGAAGAACCTGCTGGGAAGTATGGGTCGATGTAGACCTTGATACGACCGAAGATTGTACCAGCAAAAGTATTACCAGTATCATCAACTGTCAGAGATACTTGACCTTGTAGAGCCGAGTTGTAGTCAAGGATACCAGCCATTGCAAGAGCAGAAGCAACATCTGACGAGCAGATCATGATGTTACCTTTACCACGACGAGTGGTCTTTGCAATAGTGTTAGCTTCACGTTCGATTTGGAAAGCCAGACCTTTAACTTTTTCAACCATCCAGCGACCGTTCGAGTCAGTGTCTAGGTTGAATACACCTGCTGTAGTTGTACCGACTTGAGCACCAATCTTCGAAACTTGATAGATTGTACGGATAACTTCACGGTTGATTTCAGCAAGAATTTCTGATGACAGAATGTTAGCCAGTTCTGTTTCTGCGTCCAGACCATGAACTGCTTTCAGGTCTTGTGCAAGTTCCATCGAGTATTCTGCTTTCAGAGCACGTGTCTTAGCAGTAACAGTGACTTTCTCAATCGAGAATGCCATTTCTTGGAAAGCGTTAGCAGCAGCGCCATCGCCAAGAGCTTCAGCACGAGCTGTAGTCATAGCAGCAACTGGTGCAGCGTTACCAGTAAATACTTCAGTTGGCAAAGTGCCTTCTGTGAAAGGCTGATTACCAGATGTTCCTAGACCAGCAAAACCGGTATTAGCTTCGTTGTAGAAAGCTTCAGAACCACCCTGTGATGCATACTTGGTACGCATAGCGAAGATCAGTCCTGTAGGACCAGTCATTGGCTGAACGCCGCAAACGTCATAAGCAATCAGGTTAGGCAGCGAACGGCGAACTAACGAGATTAAAATTGGATCGAAACCAGCAACTGGACCTGCAGCAGCAGAACCACCTTGAAAACCACCGTTTGTGCTACCCATCGAGTTAGTTGGTGCACCAGTTTCGTTCAGCATGCCAGAGGCTTTTTGCATTTCAACCATCTGGTTTTCTAGAACAACTGCTGTGACCGCCTTACGATATGGGTCTTTAATGGATGGCAGGTCTGGGTGATCCAAAACGCCTTCCCATTTTTGTTGTAAATTTTCAGACAAGTACATATTTACTCCTTTTTTTATTTAAATTTTTGTTTTGGAAATTGCTTTCATTACAGAGGCAACGTATGGGTCGGCAGAAATTTGTTTTTCTGAACCATCTTCTACTTGCTCATGTAAATCTTTTTCTTCGGCTTTCTTTGTGCCAGAAGGGAAGTAATTCTCACGAATGGTTTCCAGCTTTCCTCTGTACTCTTCCTCTGTGGAAAATTCTACGCTCTCTGCAAGCGATTTTACTTTTTCAGATTGTGTAGCTGTTAGACCTTCGCAAACTTCATTTGCAATTTCATTCTTAACTGCTTCTACTAAAGCTTTGTTCAACTTAATGTTGTTTTCAATTTCTTCGTCAAGCTTGCTTTGCAGTTCTTCAACTTGTGTTGCAAGCTCATCAACTACATCAACCTTATCCGAAGGAACATCAATGTAATGCTCAACGAATACATTCTTCAGAGCATTAATGAAATCTTCGGCAAGTTCTGCACGTAGACCAGATTCGATAGCGATTTCATTTTCTGCCATCCACTGTTCAACGACATAGTTCATGTAGTCATCAATCTTTTCTGTTAGGTCAGCTTTGATTGACTCAACTGCTTCTTCGAGCATCTTAGCATAATTCGATTCAATTTCTTCTTGAATTTGATTTACACGGTCAAGTACACGAGCTTCAAAAATTGTTGCCGCTTTGACTTTGAAATCTTCCGAAATTGTATCGTCGTCTGCAAATAAAGAGTCGATATCTTCTTTCATTTTTTTCTTCATTTTATCCATATGCGAAGTTTCGTCGAGAACTTCTTCATTTTCTGAAACTTCTTCTTCTTCTTTTACCGACTTCATATGAAGTTGGGTATCAGGCGAAGCCGCAGATGGTTTAGTTGTAGGTGCAGTAGCGCTTTTAGCCGCCTTTGTGGCATCGATTTTGTTAGAATCGTCCATAGGCTTAGAGTCTTGAGGTGTTGGCCCACCCAAGTCTACAGCGTCAGCGCCAGGTAATTTTTGTGGTGGCATGCCAGTAGCGGATTTCTTGCTATTTGCAAGGATTTCTGCTGCGGCTTCCATTAGTTTGCTTTGTGCCATTAGGAATCTCCTTATGATTTTCTTATTTATAAATTTTAAATTTTTCGCAGGTAGTTTTCGAATAATTTTAAAGCTACTTCCTCTATTTGTTTTTTGGAAGCCATCTTTATTTGTCTCTTAGTTCTGTCAAAGTCTGCCTCAACAAAACGACCTTCGACAAACAACCATTCTTTATTTTCCATGATGCCGTTTACAAAGGCGCCAGGAGCCGAAGGATCAGCAACAATGTCTGCCGCTGTAGCAAGTCTGAGGTCGTCTTGAACTAAGTTATAACCTTCTTTTGTCTGCATAACAGAACCTAAAGCTCTAGATGAAACACCAAGATTAACTCCATTATCGATCATGTTTTTAACAATCTGTCCATAAGGAGTATCTAAAACGAGAGCCTTGCCGTAAAAAGTATTGCCATCTTCCGATAAAGATACAATCTTATGAGAAACTCTTTCTAAGTTAATAGATGGTGTATCTGGATGTCCAAGTTCACCTAGTGCTCTATTAGTCTTGATAAATTCTTCATTATAACGGTTGACTTCATTACGTAAAGTATCCATTCTGTACATGCGGTTGTTGCGATTGACTGTATCGCCAACCAAAAAAGTTCCTTCAATATAAAGGTTCTTTTTACCGTTTTCTGAAGCTTCGGTAATGTACTTTACATTCTCTACGGTTTCTGTGATTAACTTCATTTTACATTCCTTCTAAAGGAGGATCGTACTTGGCTACTTTTGCTAGTTGAAGTATTAAAGTGCCTACTGTTCCAGAATTAGTTATGTATACATTTGAGGTAGAGCTGTTGGCCAACGATGCATCGAATTCGTAGAAAACAAAATGTGAAAAGGATGGCAGTTCTAGGAGTTTTTCACCACTGGCATTATTGCCTCGATAAATTCTCCAGACACCATCAGTTACTCCAGATGCTTGAGCGATCATGGCCTGTTGTACATTTTCTCTCGAATCTTTGGCTAAATCGCTTAGAGTAATTAGTGTTGCTGAGTTACCAACAATTCTAACTAAAGATTTAGCTCTTATCGTATTTACAATTTCATGTGGCATGTTATCTTAGTCCCATTGATGAACGCCTACGCATTGACATTTTTCTTTTCAGTAATGATCGGCGAAGTTTAGCTCTTCTAGTTGTTTTCCAAGAACGCTTTAACATTCTAGCTTTGTGTATTCTTACAGAAGCAGGTATTCGTTTGATCGTATTACCCGATATTCTATAACCTTTAACGCCAGAACGCTTGACATTCTTTTGAACTACAATTCTACCTTTTTTGTTGCGGCGAATACGGCGTCGAATCTTTTGAACTCGGCCCATTTTAATAATGTTTGTATTACGAGCTTCATTAACTTCGCCAGTAATTTCTGCTGCAACGTAACGCTTAGCTTCTTCTAAGCGTTTTGAAATCTTTTGTTCTAATAAAGCAAAAAATTTTTCTTTTGCTTCATCAAGTTTATTCTGTATAATTAAATCTACCAAACTCATTTGGTGTGCCTAAAAGCAAAATCAGAAGCTCTGGCAAAATGGTCCTTTGACTTATGAACCATGTCAGCGAACTTCTTTTTGTTTTCGTCATTTAGAGCTTTGTGTACCTGAACAATAGCTGAAGCTGTAAAGTGATCGACTTTAGCCGTTTTACCGTCAGCAAACTTAACTGTATTTGCCTGTTTATTGTTCACAATACCGTGCAAAGAATCCATTACAGACTCCTGCACTTGTTCTGCTTGTATAGCAGAATCTACTTTAGGTCCATAAGGAACCGAAAAATATTTATCTAATTTATCATTGTAATACAAAGCTACTCTTGTATTATCTGGATACAAACGAATAGATTTTCTTTTCAACATAAGAACTGGAGGAGGATCTCCATCAATTGGAGCCTCATTGAGTTCTACATCTTCTCTAACCGCTTGTCTTGTTTTTTGAAAAATCTGCTTATTCGAGGTAATTAAATCTACCATTTTATTAAACAGATTTTGAAGAATCATTCGATCAGCATTATTAAACTGAGGACGTTCCTCTTGCATTTTGTCCAAGATTCTATGTATTCTTTGTAACTGGGCTTTGTTTGCCAAACCAGCTCGTACTAGAATATCAAACTTTGAGTAGTCTGATTTTTCTTCTTCTACAATAGTTTTAAATTCTAGTAAAGATTTCATTGTTCTTCGGTCTGTTCTTCACCCTGTACTTCTTCTGTATCTTCTTGATCTTGTTCTTGGTCTCTAAAAAGATTTTGAGCAATTTCAACCTTTTTAGCTTCTAAAGCATCAAATGCTTTTGCCGAAATTAAGTTGCTCAATGTTTCTTTTGCTTCTGCGGCATTGCCAGAAGCTAAACTATCAATAAATGCTCTTGTGTCCATGATTTTTATTATCTCCTATTTATCAATGATGAATATCTTTCTACCTCGGCATCTAACATAGGCGTTTTTGTTTCGGTAGAATTGTCGTCAATCGTATTATCCTCTGGTGCATACTCTTCTGGATTAGCTGGCGGTTCAGAACCAGGAGGTTGCATTGTTGGCCCACCAGTTCCTTTTTTCTCTTCTTCAGCAATTTCTTTGTCCATTTGTTGTATAACATCATCGGACATTTGAAGAATGTTTTTACGGACCCAAGCCGCAGAATAGTATCTGCCAATATAAGGATCAACTGTTTGTAGAGTTTGAACTCTAGCGGTAAGCAATTCTGCATCCCGCATTTCAGTAAAGTTATTATCTTTCTTATAATCGTAATAGATCGATTCTTTAAATTCTTCCCACTCATCAGAGGTACAAATACCTTTTAATACAAGTTGGGTTTTTAAAGCTTGATCGAAAATTTGGGAAAACTTATTACGCAGACGAATAATAAACTTAGTAAACTTAACTTCATCTCTAGTAACTTCAGTTGTTCTACCAAGACCAATCATACCACCTTGTTGTGGTTCTAGTCTTGAAATTGGAACATTGAGTGACTGTAGAAGTTTGGTTCTAAAATACTTTACATCTTCCATTTCGCCAAGGTTTTGTCCTGCTGGAAGTGTGGTGATTTCTGTGCCTTTACCACCTTCACGGCGTGGTAACCAGAAATCTTCAAGCATCGACATGTGCTTACGATCATCTCTTAGTTCACCTGTTGATGCATCGTAAACCATTTTGTTACGATACTTAATCATAATATCACGTAGATATTGTTCTGCTTTACCTTTTGGTAAATTACCTACGTCGATGTAGAAAATACGGCGTTCTGGTGCTCTTGAGATACGGTAAATAACAACCGCATCTTCGATCATTCTTAATTGATTGAGTGGCTTAATTGCTTTGTGTAGATAAGAAATAACAAAAGTATTTCTAGCATCCATTAAACCAGATGTTACATATACAATTGACTCTGGCGCAATTCTTATACCTTGTGATACTTGAGCGCTGTACATCTGAGTGGTTGTACCACGATCATTGTACACATAGTATTCAGCAATAGACTGAATAACCATGGCGCCAGTTCTTGGATCTTTATCCTTCTTAATTTCACGGATTTTGCGAATTTTACGTGGATCAATGTACCTTAATTCTTGAATACCAGATTTAGGGTTACTTTCATCAACAACTACTTGATAGTAAATTCTACCATCAATATACCATCTTTTAAATAGGTCATCCGATAGATTGCTAAAGTTTAAAAGTTTTAAAACATTTTCAAACTCTTCAAGAATTTTTTTCTTAATAGAATCTGGTTGTTTTAGTTTATCTAAGATAATGTCAACTGTCCTACCAGAAACGTCATGTGTAATTGCCTCATTTACAATATCATCAATGGCCATTTCCAATTCTGGATGGTTAGCCATTTCACGATATCGTGTGATGAGTTCTAATTCATTTCTGACGGAACCTTCTAAATCAACATAGGTTCCATAGTAAGCGTTTTGGGTGATGGTGACAGCACCATCATCCATAGCGTTAGTTGGAAGTGTGAAAGATGGTTGCTCAGGTGGTTGTTCCTTAGCAATGTCTTTACTGCCGAGTGTAAACCCGAATAGTTTTAGAGCCATTAAGTATTCATCCTAAAAATTAAGGAAAGGCCGAAGCCTTTCCCTATTACACTACACCGTCTGAAACGGATTCCCACCACTGATAGGTAAGCGTTACAGAAAACTCTTCGATTGTGTCGTTTGAACCCCAATCAACATCAATAGGGGTAATATCAGAAGGAAATAAACCAACAAATTTATATTTCTTGATTGCATTTCCTTGCTTGCCGTATTGTGTAACTTCTCCGTCAACGGAATAACCACTTGGGAGAAGAGCGGCTGGATTTCGAACATTCAGATTGTGACTGTTAATGCCGTTCATCCATCTTTCGAAAGCATTACGAATGACAAAATCTTCATCGTTAATAATTGTGATAGTCCAATCGGCGAAAGTTCTGTTACCAACAAACTTTAACTCTCTACCAAAATATTGAACAGGTACAACTCCCAGGGTTGATCCTGGAAGTTGAGCTGTTTTACACATGAAAGTTGTTTTTGTTTGAGCGGTTCCTGGTGCTGAGAACGCAGGAAACGGCAACGAAACTTCAAATAGATTAGGACGGGCACCGTCCCCAGTCATCTGGGAACGGAATTCGTTTACGTTAAAAGCCATTTAATTATCTCCTGTTTCTCTATTTATTAGAATCTTCCAACAACTTCTTCAAAGCTTACGCCTGTGCGTACTGCAACGAAGTTAAGTTGGATGAAGTTAATTGAGCGAGCAGGTTTGATGTAGATGTCACCAACAAACTCGTTGCGATCAATAACTTCACCTGTGTTATTGCTTTCATCGCAGACAACACGGAAGTCTGTAATACCACGACGACCTTGAACATCACGCAGATAAGGCTCAACTAGGTTAACAAACTGTGCTCTTGTGAATTGGTCGTTGAATTCGAACAGTGAAGAACGAGCTGCACGAGCAATTGCCTTTTCAAGAACAATAAACAGGCGGCGAACATTAATACGGTCAAATACTGATGGGCGACTTAACATAGTCTTGTCACCAAACAGAACAGTACCTTCTCCCTGGAATGTAGATACAGGGTTAATTCCTTTTACATACAGATCATCACGTTCCGCTTTTGTTGGATTCCAAGAAAGTTTAATTACATTCTTGATTTGACCACGATTGAAACCACCAGGTGAGAACCATGGATCACGTTCTAAATCTGTACGAGCACATGTTCCCGCAATGTCACCGTTCAGAGGAACCCAACGGTATACATCATTGTATTTGTCGTACTGATACTTATAACCAGAATCTATTACAGCGTATGACGATGATGTAAGTGTATCACGATAAGCTGTGACAGATGCCGATTCAGAACCAGCATTATCTACAACAGATGCTTTTGTTGGCGATAAGAACACCATGCAGTCTTTACGCACTTCAGCGATATTCGAAATCAGATGAGTAGCGATTGTAGCATTACCTGGACCAGAAACGATCAGTGAAATATCGATTGAGTCTGGATTAGCGAAGTAATCATATGCAGTTACAATCTGAGAGTTGCCAATTGTTCCATCAGCACCACCAGTCATAGAAGCATAGAAAGGATTTCTTAGTCCGTTTGCGCCATCGAAAGTTGTTCCTGCCGATAAGCTACCCCAGTTGCTATTACCTGGTACATGTGAAGTCCACCATACATAACGTGAACGGTCATTTAGAACATTCACATAGTAGTTTGTCGAACCGTCACCAAACTTAGCGTCGAAAGCCTTTGATACGAAAGAGAATTTTTCAAGAACAGTGTTTGCTACACCATTCGAAAACTTGCCATCTTCGTCAATAACGATAATGTGCATTTCGTCACCAGATCCACCGGCTGAAGAAACAAAGTCTGAAGTTGCTGGTGCAACACCAAAGTTGTCAGCATATTGCCACTTACGAAGAATTGCTTTGCCTTCTTCTACAGCTCCTGGTGCTGTGGCTGTTACGATAGCTGTTGCATTAACTGAGGCTACACGAATGTATGTTGTACCACCGTCAACAGAGATCAGATCGCCAGACTGTAAGTTAGCTGCAGCGTTGGCGTTACCTTGAACATTAATTACTGTGGCGCCAGAAGTTACAACATTAGTCTTTAAAGAGTCTGTTACTGTCAAGTTTGAAGAGAAAGCCTGAGAAGAAGCGCAGACCGAAACTCTTAAACTATTTCCTAGAGCTCCAGCCCACTTTGCTGTCATTGGGCCTAGTGTTGTATTTGATGTTGACCAGTTTTCGGCGTAATCACTTTCATTCTTAATTAAAACTCCAGAGCCGTTCGCACTAGAATTTAATGTGGAAGTTGTATTTGCCGCACGAACAACTTTTAAATTGTTTGAGTATGCTAGAAAGTTTGCTGCTGAGAACCAGTATTCATAATTTGTACTGTCTGGTTTACCAAATCTATCCGCAAGACGGGATTCATCAGAAATGGTAGTGACTTCACCAACGGGTCCCCAAGCAAAAGGACCAGCAAAAGCGCCAATGGAAGTGGCGACTGAAGGGACGATTGTAGTCAGATCGATCTCTGATACATTTACCCCAGGTGATAGCTGAAATGCCATGGATTTCTCCTTTTGTTATTGGGTCAATTGTATTTATAATTAATGATCTATTTAGTTTTTTACAGATTTGAGGAAAGATAACCCTTTTCAGACCAAATATCAGAGCCATCATGCACATACTCTTCTTTTCGGCCATCGTCTATGATTCCAACTGGTGTCAAATCTTCTTCAACTAACATGTTATTTTCTTCCAACATATACTTGCGTATGTCAATATTCGTAGCTTCTTTGAAATAGGACTGTGCGGCCAACCAAGAAAACAGAACTAATCCCATAACCAGATCGTCATTATTACCTTCTTCTGCCATATAACTGTCTCTTTGGCGAACGAAAGTGTTCAATTCTGCTATGGTATCGAAATCGGAAATGATTAACTTATCATTTTCGACGAGAGTTTTTAAGTTAGCACAACCAATCTTTTTAACAGACTTTGTGGTTTTAATACCAAAAGAGGTCGATCTTTTGAATCCTGCGGAAATACTTTGACCTTTAATGTGGTGATGTTCTAACTTATAGATGTTTTCATATTCTAGATCATAGTGTAGAATATCAACAACCTGTTGACCCACATTATTTGTTTCGATTAGGGCATACGCTTCATTATATCTCTTACATAATGAATATATTATTGTAGGAAAAAACAATAAAGGCAATTTATTGTTTCTGTACTTTGCTACTTGCCTATAAGGAACCTCAGACACATCAATAATATTAATTGTTGAATAATCTTGTTCAACTCCCTCTGAGCAGTCTACAGTACCAATGTATAGCCTACCCGGTTTAGGTTGTTCGTAAATGTCCAAACCTTCTTCAGAATGTATTGGAGTATGAAAGGCCAATGATCTAAGTTTAGCACCAGAAATAAGTGTTGCTGAAGAACCGATAAATTCGGTTTCAAATTCTTGTCTAAACTGTTCTTCAGAAGTGTTTCGAATCGTTTCTTCTTTCCAGGCTTGATCTCTACCTGGAACCATAGACCAATGAACTTCAATTGGTTTATACGTTGATCTGCCTTCTGAAGCATCAACCCACATCTTGTAAAAATGGTTCAAACCATAAGGAGTCGAAACGATAATAACCTTTGTGGTTTTACCGGAAGAAATAACTGGATAGGTCGATGTGAAGAATTCATCTGCCATGTTTTTTGGAACGAAGGCAAATTCATCAAGGAAAATTAAGTTATAAGAACCACCTCGAACACCAGCTGCCGATGTGGCATAAGCAGCTATTTTTGATTTGTTCTCTAACTCGATATTACCTTTGTTCCAAGTAATGACACCTTGTTGCAACCAAAGAGGAAGATATTCATAAGCATACTGAATTCTCCCTAAAATATCACGAGCAAGAGAACCTTTGTTTGCTAAAATAGCAATGCTATAATCATCGTTAAAAAGAACAGACCACAACATATAACCTACTGTCGTAGTAGTTTTACCAACTTGGCGTGGCATCTTACAGATACAAAAACGATTTTCGTGAAAGTCACGAACCATGCCTTCTTGAAAAGGCCACATTTCAAAAGGTATCAGACCACGATCTACGTTGACAATCTTTACATAAGTCTTAATGAAATAGACCGGGTCTTTCGAACACTTAATTATTTCTGCTACTTGTTCTTCGGTGTATTGAAGTTCTACACCTACTTTTTTTATGTTAGCATTACCAAGGTATCCAATATCATTCATTATTTTGTAATACTACGAAGCATCCAACGATGTTTGTGATGAACGTCTATTCTACCTGCTAAGAAGTCCGCTAAACCTTGTTTATCGAATTGATCGGCCAATTTAAATGCCATATTCAAACTATTTAAAACAATTTCATTATCAAGCATTAATCTATTTGCCATTTCAATTCCCATAGGAACATTCAATTCATCTTGAATATCGGATAATTCCATGTAACGAGAAAATGAACCTGGTGCATAGGCATCCAAAGCACGAATCTGTTCGGCGATAGGGTCTATAGCACCATGAAGCTCTTCATAAAGATTTCCAAAAAATTCGTGGTATTGTGGAAAATTTGGGCCTTCCACATTCCAGTGATAGTTATGTGCCTTCAAGTACATTGCAAAGGTGTCGGCAAGTACCTTACGCATCATTTCTACTAAAGTGTCCATCTCTATTCCTTATTTGCTATTTTTCAAAAGTTTAAATAATTCGGTAGTAGAGCCTACAAAAACTGCCTTGTCAACACTAATACCATTCTTTTGTTGTTTCTCTTGTGGATTTAATTCTTGTTTCTTTTTCTGGATGTCCATCAAATCTTTATTTAACTCCGATAGATTTTTAATTAAACCTGCCGCAACTTCATAAGCTCTTGGATGATCTGATGCTTTGGCAACATGCAAAATACCATCAACGGCGAGATTACCTTTTTCTATCAGAGTACGAATATTCTTTCTGGCATACTCAGCGTCATCTTCAACCGAATTGAAAACAGCAGGTAAAACTTCTGGTTCTTCTACGGGTATGGGTTCAACATCTAGAACCTCAGATAGTTTTTCATTCAACTTATTCATATCAAGTATTAGGCCAGTTAGTAATGGTCTCCGAGAAACCAAATTCATCATCTATTTCTGCTGTTAGAGGATCAACCCGTGTAACTACAGCTAAAGCTTTAATTGGTGCATTGTCTACAGTTTTAACCACAAAAGAAGCGTTAGAGTAGTCGCCAGTAATCTTGTCACCAACTTCTAAAAGTTTATTTAATCCAGTTGCAACAAGAACTCCATTGTTGGAGTTACTGAAATAAACGATTTCTCCAAAAAGGTTTCTTCTGTTTACTCGAATTGTTTCGCCAGTGGTAAATACGCCGGTACCGTTAGCAAACCAGACATATACCTTTTGAGAATCTCTATCTCTTGTATCAATGTAAATATTTGTATTGGCCGATCCATATGTACCAGTGTTTGCATTGTAGGCACCAATAATTTTACCGCCAGTTTTTACTGGTGGGAAAATATAACCCTTGACGGTAAAAGATAAATCCCAAGTAATTAATCTAGTGGTATAACTATCACCTTCGTATTCAACATTTGTTGTTACTGAATTTAAAATAACAGGAATATCATACTTCTTATTCATTGACGATATCAGATCAACAGTAACGATAAAATCTGGAGTAAAAAACGGAAGTATTTGTTCTATAATCTGTGTTCCATCTTCTGTGTTTCGAACATAAACAGAAAGATTAAATTCGAAGTTATAAGGAATAGGAGAATACTGAGTCTTTAACGATGATGCTGTGTCTTTAGCAAAGTGTTGGTTTGTTGTTAATAACTTTCTAGTTGGATCATATTCCATAGAAACCAATTCAAATGATATTCTAGGAACAACAGTATTAACTGACTTAACTAAATTTGGATCAGAAGTTAATTTAGTTAAATATTTTTCTTTTGGTCCGTAAGATAAAGGAACTTTAAACGATTCTTTAGGAATAGTACCATCTTTATTGTAGCGAACAAGAGTAATGTCGTTAAACATTGAACCAAAAGCCACAACAATTTTGCGGATTGTTCGATTATAGAAATGTGAATTACCTAACATTAATCACCACCAAATGGGTTAGTTTCTGTCCAATCCATAATACCATCCGCTTCAGATTCTATTCGAGCATTGTCAATAATATCTTCAAATGCCGTATTCATTGTTGAAGTGTCTGAGATGGTATTAATAATCCATTGAGCAGAACTGGTATTTCCTTTTACATTACCAGAAGTAAAGGAGCCTTGAACTCGAATTATATCGATGTGAGAATTGGGAACAAAATCAAAAACAATTGCTTGTGCAGCTGCGGAAGATAGACTTGTTCCCTGATAAACAATCTCATCATTAACAAATTTTCCAGATCCGGATGTTAAAGATATTCTGGTTTTTGGATAATAATTTCTTATATTGTCGTCAATCTCTTTTACGCCAGTGTTCACAATCTCATTTGAGAATACATATTGTTTGAGTTTTAAAGCATAAACATATACATTAGCGGCACGACCACGGCCTAATGTGAAGAACATAGCCTGGTCATTTTCATGCTCAACATGCATTATTTCAAAAAAACTAGTTACCAAAGGAACATAAATTAGATCGCCTTCTAGTGGCCTCGTCATTGGCACCACTTGTTTAAATCTGCGGCGAGCCATTAACAGGCCAATTTCATCACGAATTTCCAAACCGAATTTAGATATAAAGTCTTGTTCGCCATCCATGCCGGTGACGTTTTCTAAGTACAGTTCAATTGGATATGCAGAAGTGTATTGTTTGATTGGATCTTCACCAAACAAATAGTCTACCTCATCACGACTCGATCTAGGAAGGTAATAAACATCCATGCCATAAATTTTTATGGCTTCGATAACTAAATCTTCTATGAGCAGTTGCTCAGAGGTTACATTTTTTGGAAAATGATTGAAATATACATTGGTCGCCATTCATCATCCCATGTACATATCGTTTGGCAACACATTGTAAGATTGCATCTCTTCTTCTATTTTTGCTAGTTCAGCTGAAGCCTCATCGTATATTTGTTGACCATTTAATACAACTCCACCTGGCATTTGAATGTTGCCAAACTTTTTAAGATTACTTCCCCATTGTTGTTTGATCTTGGCAGTAGCATACATCTTTAAGAATCGGTCATTCCAAACATCACTATATCCTTCTTTTGTAGCGGTAACTCCAGACTTATTTGAGGTAACAGGACCTCTTGTTTCTATTTCAGTTGGAGAAACAATTTTTTTAACTGTTACTTCTTCACCACCAATGGCTATGATATCATTCTCCAATATCTCTTGATCGAATATTGTTCCTACTCCAGTTACAGTATTCGATGTGGTATTGGCACTCATTGTGCCAGTTAAAGTGATTGTGTCTGGAATTAATTTACGATAACATTCGACGATGACATAATCACCAACGTCAACATCTCTATCCCAATCTATATCTAAAAATACTTTATTTTGATGGCGATTAAATCTAAACTGTGGAGTACCAGAGAATAGAAGATTCAAAGTGCGAATATGTTGCATCGTGATTTCATACGAAACATATGAAACGGATGTAAAATCATACAAGTCATGAAGTCTTAGTTGATAACGAAGGTCGAACATATTAATCGACGAGTTCGATTCATCAAAAGGAAAAATACCGGTGACAAACAAAACAGCGTCTGGACAATAAATCCAACGACGATTAATATCTTCAGCCGTAATACGATGCTTCATAAACATCTTCTCGGTGCCATCAAAATGATAGTCATTCCAGAAGGACAAAGCGTCATCGATTCGATCTTCTATTTGATCTTCATCGACGTTGATATCAATAACTGGCCAGCCAATGCGGCGTAGGCAGTATTCTTTGAACTGTTTTCTGTTAGTAGGTTTTGCCATAGTGGTGTATTTATCTTATTTTAAGTTTCTTTTCTGAGTTTCTTTGCCATCTCTTTTTCTTTCTCATAAACAAACAGATAGTTTTTACCCATGATTACTTCAGACTGTCGAACAATACTGACTAATTCTTTTAACTGTAAGATGTCCAAGCTGGATTTATGATCGGTTCCCCACATGTTTTTATCTAAAGTAACGTGCCTTTCTATAATTTTGGCACCAGCTCCGCAGGCTAAAATCGAAGGTAAGAGATCGATTTCATGACCACTGTATCCAACCGTCAAATGAGGAAACTGTTCTCTCAAAAATGATAAAGCATTTAAATCTATTTCTGAATAGTCTGAAGGATAGGAACTGTTGCAAAGAAGAATGGAATCAACTTTAGAATCAAGAATCGATACACACCTTTTTACTTGGCCAATTGTACTCATTCCTGTTGATATCATTATGGGTTTTGAACTATTCTCATTCATCTCAACCAAAAGTGAATCGTCAGTTATACAAGCACTTGGAATTTTAATGTACGGAACATTATACGAGTTTATAAAATGAAAGCTAGGTATGTCCCAAACACTGGCAGTCCACTGTATGCCTATTCTTTTACAATACGAATCGATAAAGTCATATTCTTTTCTCTCGAACTCAATTTTCTTTTTGTATTCTAGATAAGTTATCTTACCCCAAGGAGTATCTCTTAACTTAGATTTCTGTTCTTCAGGCACACAAATATCAGGAGTTCTTTTTTGAAACTTTACACAGTCAACTCCGGCATCCTTAGATTTTTGTATCAGTTCTAAGGCAGTATCTAAACTGCCATTGTGATTGATTCCAATTTCTGCAATAAATTTTATCATATCAAAATAAAAGTCTTATAAAGTCACGTTGTTTTGTTCTCGAAAAAGTGCCTCGATGTATAAAGTTTGGTATAAAAAAGAAAGTTGTACATCTGGGGCCTAAAATTTTTGTTATCTCATCTTCTGATGGTTGTAATAAATTAAATCTACTTGTTTTCCAATTACCTATTTTTGAATTATAAAAATAGTATTCTGGATTATTTAAATATTCAAACTGACCGCCACCATCTTCAACATCGTTTAGATAAATTCCAACAGAAAAGTTTTTGTGTAGATAGTTGTCTATATGCCAATATTGTGATATCCAATAATTATCTTTGTTACATTCTTCCACATCAAGATAACTAGGAACATCTGTCACAAAGTTTCGATTTACTTGAATCTCATTAACTTTATCATTAAACAGATTTTCAAAATATTCAACAATATATTTTACTACTGTTTTATCTTTTAATAAAGCTCTAACAGGATTACCATTATGAGTTTGTTTTACCTCTGTTTTTTCAGGATCATTTAAACAGTCAACAATCTCATCGACATAAGGCTCTATCATATCTTTATATAACAGTCCCATATTTCGAAAAGGAGAAGGTGAGTCGCCTTTAAAAAATTCTGGCAAAACATCATAAAAATTATTATCTACAAAGTTAATTCGATTACCTTCATAAAAAGGTAAAACTGTATCTTTATTCGAAAACAACTTCATACCTCCATTTTACATATAGGTAATCTTGATGTGTATCAACATCAATGACTTCGTTATTTGATATTAAAATATGTTGTAAATTTTTATCTAACATTTTGCCTGTTTTAAAAAAAATTTTTCTATTAAAAATATGAAAACAGTGAGCAGCTTCATAGTGAACAGGAATGCTTTTTGTTGATAAAGATTCATAATCAATAGGAGTCAAACTGTCTTTATTCATATTCCAAAGCCAGTTTTTATATTCTTTTACGCTAGTGGCGTATTCAAAATTGGAACTTTCAAATTGTTGCAGAGAACTAACAATTGTTTCCAAGTTTAAAAAACTTAAACAAGGATTCAAAAACATTAGATATTCATCTGATAAATCTTTCAGCTCTTTGAATATGTATGTGAGTGGTCCGTCAACTTCAGTTGTTGATTTATCTCTCACAATAATTTGAAGATTTGAATATTTACTTGCTATGTGAATCAATTCTTCATCATAACAAAGAACATATTTGTTATACTCTTCGGGCAATTCATTCAGCTTTTTACATGCCATATCCCACAGATTTGAATCGCCTAAAGGTAAAACTAATTTGTTTGGCAATCTTTCACTCTTCAAACGGCCCGGAATAAAAACTCCTATTTTTTTCATTTGCGTTCACCATTATAAAATATTCCTGGATTATCTCTTGTGTATCTACCTGGATCTTTTTGACAAAACTTACAGGAATCAAGATAGTTTTCAAAATTTTCTGATGACATAATTTCAATATACTTTTTTCTTTTTGAAGAACTTAATATATCAGAGATTGATTCGGTGAAGGTATTACCTATTGTATGTTGCAAATGAAACTCACTATTCATATTGCAACAAATTGTAACATGTCCATTATAGTCGATACCTAAAAACTTCTGTGGCTCAAAACAGGGTCTTTGTCTCTTGTCTTTATTATTCTTGAACTTTACTATCGAAGTCTGTATTATGCCACCCCTATCTTCGACTGTGGCGTTTTTTTTGAAGTCTAGAAAAAGTAGTATATCTTTATTATTCGGTGTTTTAAAAAATAAAAACTCATCATTACTTTTTTCTTGAATGTAATTACAATTCAGTTTTGACATTCTGTTTTGCCACCAATAAGGACTCTTACCAGAGTAATCCATGACTGTCAACTCATCAAAAATTTCAATACTATTTTTATTCAAAAAGTCGCCGTTTGTATTAGCAACAACTTTATTTTTTGTTCTTTGTTTCACATAATCAACATACTTTTTGGTTAGTTTATCGAAAGCAAGTGGTTCATTATATCTAGAAAAAGAAATTACACCACTGTAATTCAAAACTACCAATTCATCAATTGTTTTTTTGAACAACTCAAAATCCATAATTGTTGGATTTTTTTTATCTTGCCTTGATGTTACTAGAGAATTAGGACAAAAATCGCAACGTCGATTACAGTAGTTATAGATTTCTATTTCTACTAATTTAAGACTGTTGACTTGGGCTGAAATCATTTATAAATCTCACATTCTCATTTATTTTATTATCCATGTATTTTTTGCCAATGTAATTAAAGCCATTAGGTGCACCAGTGCAAACATTCGACCTTATTTTTTGGCAATATTTACATGGATCAGGATAATCTCCATTTTCAACAGTTAATCTCTGCCTGAACTCTATCGCTTTTGGAGAATTCAATATTTCTTTCAGTGTATTTTCTTTTACATTTCCTAAAATATAATCTTTATGTATGGGTATATCAGAACGGATATGGCAGCATGGCATAACACTACCATCAAATGTAATATTGATATAATAAGATGGCTCGGGACAAGGAACAATTCTTTTATTACTATCATTTTTCCACTTGATGAATTTTAGTGATTGTTCTTCTTTACTTAAAACGCCACCTCTATTTTCCAAAAATATTTGTTTTGGCCAATCATACATAACTTTAATTAAATTAATATTTTTGTGTATAGCTAATATTCCTTGGTATTGTTTGCCTGGATCGTCAATAACCATACAGTCATTTTCTTCTAAAGTTTTAATCCAGTAGTCTTTGCCTTTGCAATCATAATCCATTACATTTAAAACGGTAAGAAAAAGACCGTCTAGATTTTTCTTTGTGAAATAATCACCATTTGTGTTTGTACTTAAAACAACGTAAGGAGGCAAGGTTTCTTTTGCTTCAAGAACCCTTCTTTTCAATAACTTAATATCAGCCATGGGTTCTTGAAATCCCATAAATGATATTGTAGGTTGATCTCTATAAAAATCTTCGTTAAACTCTACCATGTCCAAATTGGTAGTAATAATTGGAAACTTTCTATCTAAAGCAAATTCAAATTGATTCAATTCGGAAAGTATTTTTGTGTAATAGACATCTTCTAAAACAATACTTTTGTCTCTTAGATATTCTTTGTTTGGACACCAATCACAGGTTCTATTACAAAAAGATTGTAGTTCTATATCAACTCGTCTAATATGCCTTAAACTATTCATTCAACCATTCCATAAAAAGTTTTTCATCATTTAATATTGGACTAGGTTTAACTATATCTGTAATTGGATAAATCAAATCTCTGAGCCAATGTGGATAAGTTTGTAAGGCAAAGATACTTTCTCCAGTTGTGTTGACATTCCACTCTAGAGTATATTCGTTTTTTACTTTACCGTTATTTGCCAAACAATCTTGCACACAGGCATTATATTTTTCCTCATCAATGATTACATTATTACCATAAAGAATTTCTATTAAAGTTCTAGCTCTATAAGAGTTAGAAACGGGCATAAATCTTTTGGAGTTTAAAAGTACCTCATAACACTCTTTATATTTTATACAAAGTATTTTATAATCTGGTGGTATGAGCCCTTCTTTTTGATTTAACTTCAGAGATATAATTCTATGTGTGCCTTCATAAACATATGAATGATTTGAATCGTGGCCGTATAACGGAGATAAAATAATTGGCCAATAAGTTCCATTTTGATAGATATTTTGGCCTAAAATTCTTTTATCCTCATGAGAATCGGAAAGAAACTGGTCACTATAAAAATATTTCCAGTTCTTATTCAACATATGAAGGCTTATGTTGATTTCATTTAAAGGTAAAAATGCAGCCTCAGCGTAATTTGTTTTTAGGAAATTCTTTAAATTAAAATTTACATAATCATCATGGTACATTTCTCCAACTTGTTCTGGAGTAAATAGTCTTTTTATATCTTGACTATTGTAAGTTGGATTTAGAATGTCTCTTTTTTTTAAAACATATTCAACTTCATTCTTTTCACTGTCAATTCTTAAAAAATAAGAATTAATATCTTTTAAAAATTTTTGATAGTTTTCTCTGTCACCAATAATTACGCCAAAATCTTCAAAAGGAAAACCTCTACATTTACTTTCAATAGCATATCTTTCTTCCAGAAACTTTTCTGGTGTCAGATTAGTTCCTAAAGGTTCTTGTATGAAAATTATGTCTAGAGTTTTTTTATTATAAAAGATGAAAATCTTGTCACTATAACTCATTAAAAATTAGATCCAAAAAATGTAGAAGTGTGAGATGGTATTAGAAAACCGGGACTAACCAAAAACCCAGAATCAACTCTAGCTGTATTGGTTTCTGTTACTGTGACAGAGTGATTTGATGTCCATAATTTATTCAAAAAATTACCAGGCAAAAGTATATTAAATGTCGAAAGAAATGAAACTGTTCCAGTAGCATTTCCTCCAACACTTACAGAACCAGATGTGGAGTAGTAAGTAAAATCTACACCTCCAGAATTAAATCTTAAAACGGGGGCCGCTGTGTAGGTGAAAGCACCAGGATCTGTTCCTGATCTTGTTATTGTTGTTACTGATGAGATATTGATATTTGCTAAGCCATTATTAAATACATTTATTGTTGTTCTTATATCAGTATCTACAGTTGCAGTATTTGTTCTTGTTAGTGATCCAACAGCAAAGTTATATACCCAACTCTCAGTTTGTACATCGTTGGTGGTGTACGTATATGGTGTAGCAACAATTGACATTATGGTGCCGCAAAATTAAAACTAGTTACACCAAAATAGTTTGTTCCGTCATAGTAGAATGATACTATGTCAATAGCGTTTGCATTAGACGTTAAAATAGGCCTAGCATTTAAAGTCCATCTAATTGTATTTGGCCAAGTAATTAATCTTCCTCCTGTTCCATCTTGAACGATCTTTAGTAAAAAGTTACCTACACCTGGAGGAGCAGTAAAGGTCAAAGTAGTGTTTGCATTGAGTGTAAGCTTTTGTTTTTGATTGACACCAAAATTAATTGTTATTGCTGTTCCAGAATTACCATTATCGTATTCAGTTCTAAATGTAACAGTATTTGAGGAAATAGTATTTGATTTTACATTTGCATTTAGCGTATCTAATCTGAAAGAGGGATCATTTGTATTAATATTATTATTGGCTCCAATTTCTGGAACGTATTCTTTAAACAAATACCATTCTTTTGTTATATGATCTCGAACAAATCCAGTATGAGCATTGGTGCCAGCATTATAATGTGCAATGACACCAATATCCAAAAGGTCTGTTGTGTAATTACCAGCCGCTAATAGAATCACACTATCATTTGATACAAGAGTTCCTACATTTAAAGTGAAAGTGTTTCCTGTTACCGTTAAGTTGCCAGAAACACTTAAATCACCTGTTACGGTGCCTCCAGATAAAGGTAACTTCGTATTCGCTGCATCAAAGGCGGCGTTAGCATGATTTCTTACATACGTGTCTGTAGCATTATTTGCAGCGTCAAAGGCTGCATTTATTCTGTTCGGTATTTCAGCCCATAACTTTTCTGTGGTTATAGAATTATTAGCAATTCGATTTGTGCCGACTCTTTGTGTAGTCATTTTTTATCCTAAAGCAATAGCAAGGGCAAGAGCAGAACTTTCGGCTGCGGATACTTGAGTGTTGACATAATTTTGTATATAAACATTTACCTCTGGATCAAATTTAGATAATGTTATTGTTCCGTCTCCTAAGTTATAAGGGTTAACTCTAGCAAAAAAAGTCATAACCCTAACAGATTCATTTAATCCTGGGCTCGTAGAAAAAGTTATTGTGTTTGCCGAAGTGTTTACCGTGTAAGTAGACTCGGGCTGAACAACACCATCAATTGTAACAAACAAAGATGGCGCTGATATAGGATTAAAACCTAAATTGAAAGTATCTTGTGATCCTGTACCGGTACCATTAAAGGTTGAAACTGCAACCGATTCGACAGAAGTAACACCTTGTAATTCCCATCCATAGCCGTTATAGACCCAGCTTTTTCCACTTATGGAATAGATATCGTTGGCCGTTGGATTTGATGGGAAATTTAGTGACATTATTTTTCTCTAAAACTGATCGTATATTTATTTCAATTAAAAAGTAATTGTTCCAATACCGGCAGTAAATTTATAAACATTAAATCCACCCCTCGTTGTTGTATCTAAAGTATAAACTAAATTTGCTCCATAGACATTTGTAGCTGCCAATCCAGAATAGGCTATAATTACAACACCGTTTCCACCATTTCCTGTTCTACCATTAGTTAGTCCTGGACCAAAGTAACTTCCTCCTCCACCTCCTCCAAGACCATCTGTTCCATCACCAGCAGCAATTGAATCGCCTCCTACTCCATTACCTCCGCCGCCAGGTCCACCCGTTCCTCCTACTCCAGATCCTCTAGCGTCATAAGCTCCTCCGCCACCACCAGCATAAGTTGTGGAAACGCCTGTAATAGAATAGGCTAATCCAGAACCTCCTGGTCCTCCGGTCCAAATAGGAGAAGTGACTGCTGCTGTTCCCGCTGAGCCAGCACCGCCAC